GGAGGCAACGTCTTTGTCGGGCCAATGTCCCCACAAGGCAACATCCCTGACTTCCTCAACCTGTTCGGTAGCGGCTTCACCAGCGCAAGCGCAATCAACGCAGACACCTCATACGTTGCGTTGCCGTTCGATCTACAGAACTGGACACGCGTGGAACGGGTATGGGGACGCGTACTCACCACCACCGCCACTAGCCCCACGCTCACCTACCAGTTCGGTATCTATGACGAAGGCGTATGGAACGGCACCACATGGGTGTCCACCCTGCAATGCGCTACGGCAACCGGCCTCACCCCAGCCAACTTCGGCAACAACGGCACCATCGGTGGCAGCGCACCATTCAGCAGCCCCACGCTGCTAGCACCCGGCGTCTACTACTTCACTCAACAGATCAGCAACGCCACCGCCACCGGAGCAACCGCCATACCCGGCGCAACCACCGTCGGTAAGAACCGTGTCATGGGAGTCCGTGAAGCCGTGTTCAACTCTGCACCCAACACGGGTACTGCGATGCCTGCGACGATCACATGGCGCGCACCCGGTTCCACGACATCGACATGGAATCCGGTCACCAACTTCACCATCGTTGGAACGGTCGTGACCTAATGCTGTATCCCGTCCCGTATCAGTCACCGGCACCTGTCGTGTTCGGGCCGTTCTCCTCGGACAACATGGGTGAGTACGCCCTTATCCAGTCGTGGACATGGACTAGCCAGACAAGCAACCTCAACGCGACGACTCAATACGCCTACGGTGTGCCGTTCACTTTGCAATCTGCGGTACTCGCACAGAAACTGTATTACGCGCAGGCAAACCCAACCGGAGGTGTAGGCGGCAACTACGACTACATCTTCGGTATCTACGATGACAACGGCGTGTTGATGTGCCAGACCGCTGTGTACGGGCAGATCACCAACACCCCGACGTACCGGCCAGCCGGGGCCAACGCACCATTGGGATTGGCACCGTTCACAACACCAACCGTGTTGCCACCCGGCAACTACTACATGACGTTCTTCTATGTGCTGCAACTTGGCTCGGGCGGCACCGGCTTGTACGCAGCCACAGCAACAACGCCCATTCAAACCAACATTGCGTTGGGCGTCAAAGAGGCTCCAATCACTTGGACTTTCAACGTGTCAACATCGTTGCCGTCCACCGTCACATGGCGCGCACCAACCGTCACCCAATGCGCCCTCGTACAGATGCAAGGAATCGGAGTCAGCATCTAATGGACTACCCCGGCATCTGGACACAACCGTTGATGATCTCCACCGTAGGCAGGTTTGGCACATTGGAACCTGCCGCATCCATGCTTGTAGGTTCAGCCTCAGCAGGTGGTGGAACGTTCGCAGCCTCAACCGGCGACGTAGTGCTAGCACCGTTCACCATCCCCGGCCCATGCCTCATCTCATCAATGTGGTGGTACAACGGCACCACCTCATCTGGAAACATCGACGCAGGCATCTACACCGTCAACACGGGCAGCACCACCGTCACCCGGCTCTGCTCCACGGGTGCAATCGCACAAGGCACCGTCAGCATCTTGCAGTCTGCCAACATCACCGCAGGCAACATCCGGTTAGAACCGGGCACCTACTATCTGGCAATCGCCAACTCGTCTACCGGCAACCTGTTCGGACGCACCATCTCAGCGGCAACGGTTACTTACCAGCCATATGCGTTCGGTTGGCAGACAGCAGCAACAAGCGGCGGCAGCGGCACACTCGCCACCACCCTTACCGCAGCCACATGGACAGGACTACGGTATCCCGTGTTCGGGTTCAGTCGTCTACCGTCCGGTCAATACTAGGAGAGCGTCATGGATTTCCCCGGCGAATGGATACAGCCATTGATGATCTCATCATTAGGCCGGTACAGCAACTTCGGCCTCTCCTACACCGCCCTGTCTGCTCCTACCGCACCCACATCCGGTGTCATGCAATCCGTCAACGGGCAAACCTGCCTCATTGGTTTCACACTTCCCGGCCCGTACACCATCCGCGCATTCTGGGTTTACAACGGTGCCACCGTCAGCGGCAACATCGACCTCGGCATCTACGTCACCAATCCCGGCCAAACGACCCTCAGCCGCATCCTGTCCACAGGCGCAACCGCCCAGTCAGGCGGCAGCACGGTGCAAACCGTAACCTGCACCGCCACCCGTCTAGACCGTGGCACCTATTACATGGCGTTGACCGCATCCGCTGCTGCGGCCACGTTCACCAGTATCGCCCCGACGTTTGCGTTGGCTGGCGGCATGGGCTGCCACATTGCGACCACCGCAGGCTCATTGCCGACCACGATCACACCGGCCACATGGGGACAGCCCACCTTCCGCATCCCGTGGATGGGTTTCTCTAGGAACACGACGATATGAGGGGTTACTCAACTCGCACATTCATTGTTCTTGTCATTGGCACACCGTCAGTCGGTACAGCCGCTGTCACCCTTCAGAACGCCACCTCAGCCGCTAGCGGCGGCGTCACCATCAGCGGCAGCGCAGCCGTCACGCTCACCAACCAGTTCGCTACCGCAACCGCACAAGAGGTGTTTGCGGCGTCAGGTGCTCAAACGCTTGACTCGCAAACCGGCAGCGGCACCGGTCTAGAAACCATCGCAGGTGCCGGTTCACAAAACCTGACCGGCGCAAACTCGCAAGCCTCAGGCACCGTCACCTCCGCAGTCACCATCACCGGCAGCGGCTCCCCAACCCTCGGGAACTTCACTTCCACCGCAACCGGCACCGCTACTTCCGCCTCCGCCATTACATTTACGGCTGCTGGATCGTCGTCTTCCTCGGGAACACTTTCCGTACTAGTTGAACACACCGCCTCTCTTTCCGGTTCGGCGGTCAGTACCGGGGCAATTACCGCACTAGTCGACCGCGTCGCCTCGCTCTCGGGCGCATCGACCACAACGGGGACCCTCACCGCATCGGTCGAACACATTGTCTCCTCTGCTGGATCGGCGGTTGGCAACGGAACAATTGCTGCACTAGTCGAACACATCGCCTCACTTCTGGGGGCCTCGACAACTTCTGGCGCTGCTTCCTTCACGTCTAGCACTGTCATTTCCCATACCGCCGTATTGAATGGTTCTAGTGGTTCCGCTGGATCATCCACCGTCTCCGTAGAACACGTCGTCACGATGGCCGCTGTTTCTGTGGCAGCGGGAACGGCGGCGCTGGTGGTTTCTCGCCAGTGGACGGCAAGTGGTTCCAGCCTTACCGCAGGAACTGTCACAGCCTCCCCTGCGGTGCAAATCTCGTTCACCGCACAAGGCCAGTCACAGACTTCTGGCATTATCAAAACCAAGGCAAATGTTGCCAACATCCTGTGGGCCATTCCCACCAAGTACACAGCCAAGAAATGGAGTGGGTCTGCTTGGGTGGTTAGTCCGCTGGAGCGCCCCTTGTCCTACGCCCCTACGGGGAGTTGGTCCACAGAGAAAGTGTGGAACGGTACAGAATGGGTGGCTACTCTTCCCTCAAAGACACCTGCTGAACCGTCGGGAACTTGGGCGGTCAAGCGCAAGTGGAACGGAACCGAGTGGGAAGTACTGAGCCGTGAGTGGGTTTCGTAGTAATCTTGCCTCATAGGAGGGTATGACAATGCCGGGTGCAACGCTTCCGAGTACTGACTCGCTGGTCACTTGGACCGACAACACTGATAACTGGCGAGCGCAAGATGCTGACTTCCTTCAGCGGCGGTCCATTCTTCGGTTCTCAACATCGTCGGCAAAGATCACGGCCCTCGGGCCGTCGCTGTCAATCCCCTCGCCGTCCGCCGGTCAGGCAGTGTTTGTCTCTCAGACAAACTCTCTGGAATACCTTGACTCCACTTCTACGTGGCGAACTGTCAATGCATTCAAGAACGCCAAGTTTGATGACACCAGCACTTCTTTCGGTGTCCGCCTTAGCAGTGACGCTACTAACCCTTTGACGCTGGAGTCGGGGAAGGTTGTGTTGGGTTCCAATCGTGGTCTTGTTGTTACTGGCTCTTCCGTGCAGATCAAGACCGGTTCCGCAACTGCTACGTTGACCACGAACAGCACGACTTTGCTGTTTGATACCCCCATTTCAGTTCCTTCTGCCTCACTAGGTGCGGTGACAGCGACCGGTGTAAACGCTGGGTCGGGGGCGGTTTCGTCGGGAACACTCTCTGTCACAGGACAGGCCACCGTTGGATCGCTGACAAGCGGGGCTACAACGCTCGGAACAACCACGGCTGCGTCGGTATCCGCCGCCAACCTGACCGCTACCACACTGCTCACGGCTACCACGGGGAGACTGGGGCAGTTGGAAATGTCCTACTCCGCCTCTACCGGGTCGTCCATTGCGCCGATTGGCTCCACTGTTTGCAACGTACGGTTCCTCTCCAACGAGGTCACAGTGGCAGGTAACAAGATCACCCTCGCTCCTACATCTGCAACTACGGCAGTACTTCACGGCAATGGGCTGCCCTTTGCGACCGTGCTGGTGTCAACTGTTACCCCCGTTGCAGCGCAGTATCCCGAGGGAACTATCTGGGTACAGCCGTGACCGGTATTTACCGCAATTATGGGGGTGACTGGATTGCCGTAGCAGACGGCTCACTTCTGTACAGGGACCGAGTCCCTGATAGGTACCGACCTCTTCTTCCGGGTACCTCTCCCCCGACATCCCTTGTTTCAAGTTTCCCGACTCGCCCCCTGTTCGTTACGCCGAGGAAGGTGTACGTACGGAGTTCTGGGGATAACCCGGTATGGATTGACACCGGTTACAAGTGGGCGTTGGCTAAACCCGGTACCCCTTTGCTGAGGGTGGTAACTGAACAATCGCCCGGAGCCATGACCGTCCTTGGCGTGACATGGGCTGATTCCACGCAGGGAGTCGCCCCTACTGAGTACTGGGTGACCCTGTATGACTCCGCAGGCACGCTCATCCAGCGAAAGAGTGTTCTCTACGTTGAGAGGCCCATCGTTTCCAGCGAGCCATACAACAACTCCGTAGAGTTCTCGCTGTCCTTTGCTTTCGACACCAATTACTACGTTGACGTAACTTCCGTCCGAACAGGGTTTACCAACGTCAAGAGTGCGCCCACCAAGTTCCGCACAGGGCACCCGGCTGTAACTGGCTCTCAGGCTGTGTACGGATGGGGCGCAGAAACTTCCACTCACCCCACGTTGCTGGCGACGACTTCCCAGCAGGATTCCACTCACTCAGGAAGTTCCGCCGTGGATTCCAGCGTGGACCTCACCGCCCTGTTCAGTAGTTGGGTATCCGATTACCACACTGCCAGTACAAGTTCTTCTAAGCCTCATACCTTCTGGGAAGGGATCAACTTCACCATCCCTACCAGTACCGGGAAGTTGACCAAAATTCAGGTCATTGCTGATCCTGCTCAGACCATGTATCTCGGACTCAATAAGAACGGGTCTTGGCTCGGCGCTATCACCCCCGCCTCGGCAGGTATCGCAACTACGGGATACCGAAACACCGGTTACGGGGAGATTCTGAACCACACTCATGCCGCCGTTCACGCCGATCACACCACAAATATCAAGGTGTTCGACGTGTCGTCGTTTGCCTTGGAGTTCAAAGACATTGAGAAGTTCTCACTGGCAGTTACGAACTTCATCGCTCTCGGCTCCATCGGCGGCTCGGCCGGTACTCCGGTAACGACGACCATTACTCCTGCTGTTCCGTCTGTGAATATCCCGACGAACGCCCAGATTATGGTCTTCAACGCCCAGTACAACAACCCTCACGTGCAGTTCTACAACCCAACCACTGCTTCGTATGTAATGAACTCACAGGGTCTGATCGTGACCGCCCCGGTTACCTACATCTCCGGGTACCGGCCCGCCACCAATGCTACGAAGGACTTGGTTCGTTGGGAAAGGATCACGAACCCGTCGACCTACCACTTGAGTTCCAACGGGTCAGTTACCTCTGTTTCCCTTGCCTCGTATCGCGCATGGCTGAACAAGGCGGGATCAGCGGCAGTCACTTCTACTACTTATGTAGGCGGGTCGCCCCCAACGCCAACATGGCGTGCCCGGATTCAGGATGTCACGCTCTTCTACCAGCCCTACACAATCATCCGTTATGACACTGTGATAGTGACGCCATCTGTGGCTGTAGAAATCGGCCCGGACGCTTGGTAATGACACATTGCCAACCAGCGATGGGGTACGATAAGCCCACTGCTGGATGAGCGTCCAGTGGTTACATCTGCACAGGAGGAACGGTGGCCGAAGGCTTCCGCATCGAAGCATCATGGCTTGATGCACTCGACCGTTATGTCGAGGGCCTGAAGGAAGACGCTGCCGCTGCCGCCGAATCTGCTGCGGAATTCACACACGATGCCGTGATCTCTTACGCTCAGTCCAAGCCTGCATGGGTTGGGCTGGCTGACAACATTCAGAAATGGTCGGTTGACGGCCGACTGATGGTCGGGTTCCTCGGGAATGAGATGGCCTCGCAGGCCGAAGCCTTGGAGTATGGCGACCTGACCAATCCACCCGACTCGCTCTTCCGTACCATGGACCACATCGCCATCATGGCGCAGGACCATTTCAACACCGCTATGCAGGCCCGTAGGCCCATCGTCATTCCGGGGGTCAAGGTATGAGCGGTGTTCGCGCACCGATGCTTGGCACCCCCGATATGGCCACCCATACGGGGTTCATCTTGGCCGAGGACGCTGCCCTGCATACCTACCTATCGGGTCTTGAAGTGCCCAACCGCCCCGGAGACTCAAAGATGACCGAGGTTGGCGTGTGGTTCCGCTTCCCTGAGGGTGAGCGGGCCATCAAGTACCCCTTCATCACCATCGACCTCATCGACGTTTCCCCGGCCTATGAGTTGTGGACGAGCGAATACATCATGTCCACGGACGGGTTGTACCAGCCTTCGGTCAGTCCCACGATGCCTGTTCCCGACGCCGACATGAACTTGGACGTGAGGAACTTCCTACCCTTCAAACTGACGTATCAAGTTTCTGTGCATTGCCGATCCTCTCTGCACGACCGGTACTTGATGAGCCATTTCTTCACTGACGTGTTCCCTCCCCGCCCCTTCTGGATGGGAGTGGACGCTGACAACACGTGGAGGCGCGTCGAACTGGTGGACTCAGCACAGGCTGACCTCATGGAAACCACTGAAAGTGGTAACAAGCGCATCTTCCGCAAGGTCTACACCATCAGCATGTTGGCGGAAGTCCCGCAGGAGTCGATCCGTCAGGCTTGGCAGGTGCTGCGTGTCTACACCCCCATCGTGGATCGTTCCTACGTGGACGACTTTCTCTACAACGTCCTTACCAACCCGAATACTGGGGAGAGCGTCTTGGGCTTGCCCGATTCTGTCCCGTCTGATTTCCGCGAGCGCCATGGCGAGTACGCCACTGCAATTGCTGACTTCGCCCACGTCTATCCCTCTACCGCTTCTGCCACTGCTTTAGCATCGGCAGCGAATTCGTAACGCCGTCTGGCTCGTAACACTCCCTCGTTTACCCCATCGTTTCCACGTCTACAAAGGGAGTCCCCTAAATGCCGCTTCTTTACCGCCGCCCCGGCGTCTACCTTGAGGAGAGTTTGCTCTCGTCAGCAGGTGATGTCTCCAACGCAACCAGTGTCGCCGTCTTCGTCGGTGCCGCTCCTAAGGGTCCGTTCAACTCGGGCAACATCCCTGTGCCTGTCCGTATCGAAACGTGGGGCGACTATGTCGCTCAGTTCGGCGGGTTTGATCCCGTTCCGACCAACACGTCCGGTGTCTGGGCCAAGTCGTACCTTCCCTACGCCGTGTACTCGTACCTCCAGAATGGTGGCCGTACGGCGTATGTCGTCCGCTCGGTTTCGGCCTCGCTGAACGGTGCCGCATCATCCAAGGTCGTGACTGGTGTGCAGTTCAGCAACGGCACGACTGCTGGCAACGCCTTCACCATTTCGGCCAAGAGTGCCGGTGTGTGGGGTAACCGCCTGTCGTACACGCTGCGTATCTCGTCCACCGTTCCTTCAGCGGCTCCGTACACCGAAGTGCTGTACACCCTCCAGATTCTGCTTACCACCAACGGTGTTACCGAGATTGTGGACACCTTCAATGTGTCCGCCGCTGGCACCGTCTCTGGGGTCCCGCTGCTGGCTGATGCCGTCAATGACCCGGTTCGTGGTAGCACCTATGTAACGGTGTCGAACGTCCGCACTGACATTGTTCCCACCGAGGCTTTGACCGCTGTGGCGCTGACTGGCGGTACTGACCCGAACCTTCCCGGGGCCAGCGAATTGCGTGATTCGGCCATCAAGTCAGTTCCGCAGTTGGAAGGTCCGCTGATCCTCAACATCTCTGGATACATCAGCAACCAGAACAGCGTCAACACCTCTGACTGGGCTAGCAACTACATCGGTGCGACCTGCTCCAGCAGCGATTTCAGCGACCGTCAGGACGTGTTCGTCGTCAACGACAACTGCACCCCTCGTCTTTCTGGCGTCACATCCTTGGCGTACGCAACGTCCATGCAAAGCACCTCGGCTTTGGGAGCCAATTCGGGAGATTCGTACTGCGCTTCCTACGGGCCGTGGCTGCTGATCAACGACCCGGTGAAGTCCACCACCATCACCGCTATCCCGCCGGGAGGTTCGGTGATCGGAATGATGGCCCGCATCGACGCAACCATCGGTGTGTGGCGCGCACCGGCCGGTGTGATTGCTGGACTGAACAACGTGGTTGGCGTTCAGACAAAGTTCAGCGATAGCGAACTGGGAACCCTGAACAATGCCAACGTCAACATCATCCGTCCGGTGACCGGCGCAGGTATCGCAGTGATGGGTGCCCGTACCCGGAAGTCGTACAACGCTGACCGTTATGTGTCGGCCCGCCGTACCCTCATCTACATCCGTGAAATCATGCGGCGGTCGACCCAGTACGCCGTCTTTGAGAACAACGACAGCCGCTTGTGGTCGTCGCTTCGGATGACCGCAGACCGCATCCTCCGCCCCATCTGGGAAGCAGGCGGCTTGCGGGGAGCGAACGCTGCTCAGGCGTACTACATCCGTTGCGACGAGACGACCAACACCACGGCAGTCATTCAGGCTGGCGAGGTCCGCATGGAAATCGGTGTGGCCTTGGAGTACCCCGCTGAGTTCGTGATCATTCGCGTGTCGCAGTTTGACCGCAGCCAGACCACCACCGAAGTCAACACGACCAACTGATCCGTAGGAGGAAATCATGCCCACTCTCATTGACAACAGGACTCGCGCTCACGCCGATCCGGTTCGCAACTTCAAGTTCCAAGTTCAACTGTTCCACCCGAACGGTGCCTTTGACAAGGGCATTGCAGAGATGGGATTCATGACCGTCGAAGGTCTGGCGATGAACACGGAAATGGTGCCCTACCGTGAAGGCGGCTGGAACACCAACCCCCACAAGTTGCCGGGCCAGACGGACTTCGCTCCGCTCACCCTCAACGCTGGTGTGTTCCACACCAAGACCGGCATGTGGGACATCGCCAAGCGCATGTTCAGCGTGCAGTGGGGTCAGGGCGATCTGGCCATGGGCGATGAGTACCGTTACGACATGGCCGTTCGTATCTTGGATCACCCCGTCACCATGGGGTCGCAGTCCGGTACGGGTGGCTCGGCAGATGGTGCCATCTTGGCCTTCGTCTTCTACAACTGCTGGACGGCCAGCATTGGCTTCAATGGCCTCAATGCGCTGGATAACGCCATCCTCGTTCACCAGATGACGGTGCATCATGAGGGCTTCGACGTGTTCTTCGGTAACACGGAGGCGAAGAATCTTGCCCATAGTTCGGGCGCAGGCGGCGCAGGCGGCGGCGGTCGTCTGCTCATGTCCTGAAGAATCCACAACTGAAACGGAGAACACACTGTGTCAACCACCGGAAACACCGCTGAGGCGTTTGACCTCTCGGTACTGGAAACCCCCACGGACTCGAGCCAGAAGAAATCGCAGCAACTTGCTGCGGCAAAGGCGGCTATCGCAGGGTCCACTCCACTCATCCCCGATGCACCTAACTGCATCGTGAACCTCCCCCGTGGTTTGTACCAAGGCGGGTCGTGGAAAACAGAAGCCGAAGTGCGTGAGTTGAACGGAGCCGATGAAGAGGCTTTGGCACGCGCTAAGGAATCTGTCGACTTCTTCGACCTTGTCTTGGCCCACGGGGTGGTTCGGGTGGACAACATCAACCTCTCTGGCATGGCGGTTCCCGACCGTCAAGCAGCCCTTCGGGAGTTGCTGGTTGGTGAGCGGTCACAGTTGCTGTTGGCGATTCTTACCGTCACCTATGGCAACGAGAAGATTCTCAACCTCACGTGCCCGCATTGCGAGATGGAGCAGGAAGCCACCCTGCTCCTCAAGGAAGACTTCAAGCCCAAGGCTGTGGAAGATGTGCATGCTTCGACCTTTCACTACACCTCGGCCAAGGGTGATGACATCGAATACCGACTGGTCACTGGCGCAGATCAGTTGGAAGCCCTCAAGCGAAAGGGTGCCACTACTGCTGAACAGAACACTCTCATCCTGTCCCGCTGCATCACCAAGGTGAATGGCGCATTGGTCGTCAGCCCTACCGAGTTCGCTCGTAACTTGGGTATGAAGGACCGAACCGCCATGCTCACAGCAATGGTCAGCAAGCAACCCGACATCGACCTGTCGGTACAGATGGGATGTCTGGGCTGCGGGGGTGACATCATCCTCGCCCTTGGGTGGGGTGATTTGTTTCGCGCTTGACATGCAGACCCTCTATCTGGAGTACGACATGCTCGCCATGACGTACAGCGGATGGGGACTGAATGAGTTGAAATCGCTGACATACCGTGAGCGCCAGTACTGGAAACGATTGAACTCTTGGAGGAGGGAGCGAAATGGAACCTAATGCCGCTGGCGGCGGGGCATACGAAACCTCCTCAAGAGGAAAGGGCAATGGTCCTTCCAAGGTAGTCAACCCCGGTATCGCTTCGTTTGCCTTTGAAATTCCCGGCATCGGGGACACCACCCACAAGGTCAAGCAGTTGACTGATGCTTTGCATGGCTTCAAGTCAGCCTTGGCAGGGATGTCGTCGTCCTTCCTTTCGGGTGCCTTCACTAACATCCTGTCTCAGATCAGCCGTGCTTCGGCTACGGCCACCCAGAATCTGAATGGTCTAGCCGCTGCGTCCCGTGGAGCAGGTGGCGGCGGCGGCGGTGGTGGCGGTGGAGGTGGAGGTGGCGGCGGTCGTTACGGGGGGTTCTCACCTAGCACCTCCTCAAACGCCGGTTTCGCCCAGAACTGGTCACGCTCCGCAGGAGGCGGCAACTCCACTGGTGGTTCCGTGGGCGGAGCCGCAGCCGCCAACATGGGGACCTCCATCGGTGGGGCGGTCAACAACATGACCAGTGGCCTCATTGAGGGCCTTCCCATCATCGGCTCCATGGCTAAAGGTGTATTGGACTTCGCTGGTGACATGGCGATGTTCCCACTGCGATTCGCCAGAGAGCGAATCAACACCAACCGAAACGCTGCTGCGAGGATGACAGCAGACCTCACGCCCTACCAGTGGCAGGGCGGCGGTAAGAAAGAGATGGACGCCATCCTCAGTTCCATCAAGAACATCCCCGGCAATATGAAGGGGGACGTTACTGACATCCTCAACGCTCTAACGATAGGTCGCCAAAGCGGTGCCATGGCCCCCCTTGGGGGAAACCTCGGTCAGGATAAAGCCAGCCAGTTCTACAACATGATTGGCCAATTTCAGATGATGACTCCCGGTAAGGGAGCCGGTGAAGTGGCCAAGGTAGTTGGGTCCCAGATCAGTAATACACAGGCCAACCAGACAGCGGCCTTCTATACCGGTGGTACCTTCTCCCTGCTCAAAATGGGCGGGGGAATGAAGTCTGCGTCCGAATGGGCACAAGGCATCATGAACTGGCTGAAGAATCAGCGACCCGGCAAGGACAGAGGGAAACAATTCAACTACGGTGAATTGCTGGCGCAGAACTTCCCCGGCTCAAACATCAACGCTTGGTTCGACCAAACCGGGGTTAGCCCAGAGATGCGTGATTACTGGTGGTCGTGGGCGCTTGCCTCAACGAACACCGGCATGGGCGGAGAGAAAATCTTTGACTACATGGGCGGTAATAGCGACGCAGAGAAACTTGCGAGCAACCAAGCATGGCGAAAGGCTGCTGCCGCTACTGCTCTGACCCGCAACGAGTTCGGACTGGCTGGGCAGATGACTGGCCAGTATGCCACGCGAGAGCGGTCGAACCAGTGGTTCAACCAAGCGATGGGCGCTGCGGTCAACCGGTTGGTCCCCGGTATGGCTAAGGGCGCTCTCGGGATGATCCAGTACATGCCCGATGAAGTCGAACAATTCCTGTGGAACATCCTTGAGTCCTCCGGCCCCCTCGGTCAAATCGTTGGTGGCGGTATCGGATGGACTGCCGCAGCATCGGCCGCCGGGCCGTTGGGTGCTGCCACCTCCGGGGGGCTACCCGGAGGTAGTGGGTCGCCAATTGTTCCTAATTCTGATGGGACTTCTTCTACAGGGGACATTGGCGATTACGGTGCTTACGGGGGTTCCAGTACTGCTGGTCTGCACCCCGATATGCGCCGAAAGGTAGACCGGATGATGCGGGATAACCCGCGTTTGAAGGTGACATCCGGCCTTCGTGACGGATACACACAAGCCAAGTTGAAAAAGAAGGGCATTGGTAACTTTGGTTCAGGCGCACCATTCATCGGTGATTTGGGTGATAACGGGGTAAATGGCCACGGCCAGCACTCTGGTGGGTGGGCAGCAGACCTCGGACCACGTTCGGAGTATGGATGGATTGCTGCTAATGCTCATAAGTACGGCCTAGAAACTGGTGGACGCCATGGTGAGCCGTGGCACGTTCAGGCTGCTGGAACAGTTGGTGGGTTCTCCAAGCGCCGACGCCGGGGCACGGGCGACATTGGTGACTTGGGAGGGTGGCTTAGTGACACAATTTCCTCCATTCCCATCGTTGGTACGGCGTTCGATATGGCTGGCGGGATCATGGACGGTATTGAGATGATCGCAAAGACCTTGGGAGTGATGTTCAAGGGAATCCAGACGTTGGTTGGAATGTCGACCGGTGGGGGACTTCTTGACATGGCCAATCCCGATCCTTCACAGGTAGCAGCGAAGTCTCAGCAGTACATGAGTCTCATGGGGTTGGGGTCAGGAGCAGGCGTAAAGGCGGACGTGGTCCTCCCTTACGACGCTGCGTTCGGTCGCGGATTGCCCACTCAACTAAACCTGTCTAACTCATGGCAGGGAACTTCCGGCTCTACTAGCGGCGGGGTTGGTAGCGGCGGGGTCGGTAGCGGCGGGGTCGGTAGTGGAGGCGGTGGAGGCGCATCGGGTTCAATGCCCGGGTCCGCCAACGTGCAGCGAATTCTTCAGAAGTACGCCGGGGGAACGTCGAGTGTCAACGCCAAGTCCGTCGACGCTGCTACTAGGCAGCGTATGGAGGTCGCCTTGCGTGCCGCCTCAGCAGCAGGGTTCTCTGGGGATGAACTGGTAGCCATCGTTTCACTTGCTGGGCGAGAATCAAATTTCCGCCCTGAGGCGTACAACGGAAACCTTGGTACTGGCGACAACTCGTACGGTCTGTGGCAGATCAACACCCTCAACGGTATGTGGGAGAACATGAGAGGCCCTCTTGGCCTGACTGACAAGAATCAGTTGAAGGACCCTATGGTCAACGCCCGGGCAGCAAAGTACTTGTTCGATCAGAGCAGGACTCCGTTCTTCGCATGGGGTCCATACCGGGGAGATGCCCCTCTTCATGGCGGAGCAGAAGATTGGGTTCCGACGGTGTACTCCGTGGCCAAGGCTGATGGGTACGTGGGCGACATTGGTGATCTTGGTGATTACTCGCAACGCTCGCAGATGAGCAGCAACATGACCATTCAGTTCAACAACCAGTTCCACCTGAACACGCAGGGTATGACCGGAGGCATGGACATCGGACGCCTTGTTCCGATCATGGCTGACCGGTTGGAGGAAGAAATGCGTAAGCGGTTGGCGGTACGTAGATGATCAACGCCGGAAATACCAACAACTATGTGGCCTTGGTGTCTGCCCCCTATGGGTTTACCGGGGCTGCTCCTTACAACCAGTCTGATGTCCCTTCCCATTGGGCATCCAATAACGCCCTTTCACCGCAGCAACTAGAGCAGAAACTGGCGTATGAATGGCTGAACAGCCATGAGATCAGCGGAGAGGACTCAAACCCACCGTTTACGTCAGGCGCATCGGGCCGGTTGATCCCCGGACTCAATGGCGGACAACGGATCGTGCGAGGGTACATCCGCAGGGCTAATTACGAAGCCAACGATGCCACAAGTAAGAAGCGGCTCTACTTCATGTACAACCCTGAGACGATTGTCAGGGATTACGTGTCGTACTTGGACCAAGCCGCCTTGGACCCATTCAACACTGTATACGGTTCCAAGAACCTCGTCGCTCCCCCCTCGTTCATGAACTTCCGGTTCGACTTGTTCTTCGACCGGCAGGATGAGGTGTCGCAAGACATGAACAACCCCGGAGTGTTCGCTGACTACCAGTTCTTCGATCTTGTGGTCCGCAATGTCATTCCCTCAAACCCGAATTCGGTCAGCAACCAGATTCCCGATAACGGTGTAATGATGGTGAACCCCCGTGACATCACAGTGGTGTTCAGCCCGCAACTGTCTGTGCAGGGTCGCCCCATCAACGCACAGGTGGTCTTTGAGAAGTTCTCCAGTCGCATGACCCCTATCCGCATGCGGATCAGTCTTGAAATGCGTGTCGTCTACATCGGCCCCATGAGGGAGTTCTCCGAGTACACGATGGAAGCAGCGGTTACCAGCACTTCCGATACTGTCGCCGCTGACGACTCCGCAAACTTTACGCTTACGTACAACACTGTGGTGGCCGCTTCTGGCGCTAACTCCGGTATCGGTGCTTACACCCCGAGTGCGAATCCCCAGACTCAGTCAAATCTTGTCAATGTAGGCAACTTGGCAAATATCGGTAACACCGCTGATGGAACCGGTGGTACCGCAAGTTCTCCTAATGGAAGGGTTCGCAGTAACGCCCTTCAATGGGCGATCAACCACGTGAAAGAGGGATACACCCTCTACGACAACAACTTCGGGTTCCGTGGTAATGGCGTGGACCCGTCGGGGTTCCTGCGCTACGCCGATTGCTCCTCACTTGTGTGGTGGGCATACCGCAGTATCGGTATGTCCGAGAGAATGGGCTGGGGGAAGAACACCCCGGGGAATGTCCAGAGCATGCTGGAAGCGATGATCAAGAACAACACCGGCTTGGTACTCCTTTCGTGGGACCCTGAATCTGCTGACCTAGCCAGAACTTGGTTCTCCGTCAAAGCCAACCGTGACAAGATGCTTCCCGGTGACCTCATCATCCGCGATAAGCGACTTGTGCCCGGTGCGCGCACCAGTCACGTAGCGTTCTTCAACGGATGGGCGGACAACGAAGGGAATTTCTTCAATGTCTTTGATGCCGCTGGTCAATCCAAGACTCCGCAGGTGGGCCACCGTAAATCTGGACATCTCGGCTGGAACCATAGTTCACTGCTGAACTTTGAGAATGGTGCCGGTGCTACGCACATTGTTAGGCCCATTCCGCTTGGAGCATCCTCCGTCACTACATACAGCACTAACAGTCCTTACGCAGGGATTAGGTACTGATGATCACTCCCGATTCCCGCTATCAAGATGCCACCAAGACCTTTACCGTGGGCCACACCTACGACGAATACGGTCGCATCTATCTGGATGGTGATGAGCCGACCCCGGTGCCGAAGACTGTCTCCCATGAGACATTGTTTCGTCTGACTACTCCCGCTCCTACCCCAGTCTCTCCTGTTACTTACATGGTCAAGGACGGTGAAGACCTGTCATTCATCGCTTGGAAACTGACCTCGGCGCATAACAATTGGTGGCGCATTGCGGAAGCCAACCCGTTCATTTGGTACCCCTTGGACCTCACCACTGGTACGGCCCTAAAGGTTCCACTCTGACATGGCTGTCAACGCCTCCTTCGATGCTCAATTTCTCAACATCCCAATCCGTTCACTGTTCATCAACGGTGATGTGTTTCCTGTCGTAATCCGTGAGGTGACAATTGACAGGGGTCAAGGGGTCCACGACTCAGTCACGATGTCGGTGTTGATCCCCGGAGAAATGACCTTCGATGGAAATATTCGTATCCCCTACGACGACCCGACCTCCATATCACGGACTAGGGACGTGTCGGTATCGTCCTTGACCGGGCAGGCAGTCAACTTCACCTTCGGTATTTCCCCCAGTGTGGAACAGTTCTTTGGGTACGTAATTTCAATTACCCCTGACCAGCAATTCAAGCAGGGTTTGAACTACGTGATTCAGATGGTCGGCAGCACGCTGATTACACAGATACTGAACCGAAGGTTCTACACCAACATCACTGCTTCGCAGGTAGCCAAGAAATGCACGGATCGCTCACGTCTTGGATACCAAGGGGTTTCTACCTCTTACAGATGGCCTGCAATCGGGGTAACCAATGACACCGACTGGACTGTCCTCAACGCCATGGCTTCTGTAAGCGGCTGCATTCTCTTGAATTGGGCAGGGGTGGTGAGGATGGTAGACCCCTTAGAACTGTTCCGTGAGTATCCGTTCACCACTCTGGTACAGAGTGATGAAATTCTGGAATCTGACCGCAAGTTGATGGACTTCAAGCCCACGGAGCACACAATTCGACAGGTCAGTAAGGCTCCTCAGCAGTTCTACTTCTTCGATGCTGGCGGCGGAGTGGTGTCTCATATTCAGCCCACTGCCTCAAAGGCTGACCCAGTGCCTTGGTTCAAGAGTCCTGTCCGTAGCCGGGAAGAAGCCGAGGTGTATGGAAACGCCTCCGTCAGGAGCCTGTCCCGGTGGCTTCAGGATGCTTCTGCGCGTATCAAGGGAGACGCTTCGATCTACCCCGGGGTGACCGTGGATGTGAACACCGGCACACGTTCATCCAGCGCAAAGTTCAACGGTAGGTGGTTGGTAACCCACGTAAAGCATTCAATGAAGCGTGACGCTTACGCTACCGAACTAACGCTCACCCGACCCGGAGCCAGTATCCCCGCTCTGACTAAGTCGTCCTTTGAGCATTTCTGGCGTAACTCTCCGAAGGCCCGCCCCTCGCTTAGTCTTCGTAATGGCCAATGGGTGTCATCATGGGCAGACCCATTTGTGGAGGTAGCAGTCTGATGCAAGCAATCAAGTTTCCGTTCTCTGTTTCAAACGGTCAAACCGTTCAGTCCACGTCGTCCTACGAGGAAATCGTGCGCGGCCAAGTCGTTGACGCTCTCATGACCAACCAAGGGGACCGAGTTTCTCGAGCCAACTACGGCTGCGACATCCAGTCAGCCCTCTTCGACCCGTCAGACGAACTGGTCAGGGCCGACGCCGGTGCTTACATCAAGGATAAGTTGCAGAGATTTGTCCCAAGGTGCGTGGTCAACTCGGTACGCATTGAATCACCGGACAATGAGGCTGGAGTAATCTACATCTCGGTGGCATACCAGACCTCGGTGTATCAGAACGAGCAGACTTTGAGGGTGCCCGTGAGTAGCGAATTCATTCAGCGAAGCATTGGGGGCACGGTATGACCGACCAAGGTGTAATCATCACATCGGAGGATTTCCGAAAGACCCGAAGCCGGGCTGTGCTGGACTACACCTCCAGAGACTTCGCCGCCATTCGCGCCCAGTTGGTTGGACTCGCCAAGGGATTCATGCCTGAGTGGGAGACGGTCGGGGAAGCCGGTGACTTCGGAACCCTTCTGCTGGAACTGTTCGCCTACATGGGCGATGTCATGCACTTCTACATTGACCGAACCGCTAGCGAGGCGTTTCTTGGAACCGCAGTGCGTCGTCAGAGTGTGCTGTACATCGCTGACATGTTGGGATACAAGCCCATTGGGCAGCAGGCAGCATCAGTAATCCTCACTTTTTCCATGGCAGACGCTGCCGCTCTGGAGACTGCGCTGGGTCTGACCACGGCTGAGGCGCTGGATTATTCGGTCACTATCCCTGCTGGAACCCGGGTTACAAACAGCACAAACACCGCCGACTCGCAGGCAATCTTTGAGGCGGACTACGAGTTCACCTTGACCCCCGGAACCTCCTTGGAAGTGTTCGCTACAGAGGGTGTGACCATCAGCAACGAAGGTCTGGGTAACTCCAAGGGCACGCCGAACGCCACCTATCTGGTTCCCAACACCGGGGTCATCAGCAACTCGGTGGAGATCACTACGCGTGAAGGAGGGAACAACATTCGGTGGACGTATGTATCCGAAATCTCCTTGGCTCGTCCGACCCAATCCGCATTCACCACCTACTTGGACGATGAAGGCCGCACCTTCGTGGTGTTCGGGGACAATTCCGCCGGGCGAATCCCGCCGTTCGGCTCTGAAATCTTTGTCAGTTATCGGTATGGCGTGGGCGCTTCAGCCAACGATTTGTCCCTAGGGTCGCTCACTGTTCTGGTCCCCCCTACCGGTGTGGACACCTACGGCATCTCTGTCACCAACGGTGCGCCGCCGATTGGTGGCGCAGACCATGAGTCTGTTGAAAGCATGCGGTACTCCATTCCACGTTCTACTGGTCGGCTGAAGTCACGCGCCGTAACTCTCAACGACTACGCCGACCTCGCTTTGCAGGTCCCCGGCGTAGCCAAAGCCGTATCATTCGGCACGTTGTACACAGCCGTACATGTCCGTGTTGCGCCCGTCGGCGGCAACGCCAATGACGCCTACATGGCTCGGCTGAACGCCGCAGTTGAAGATCATTTGAGGGACAAGGTTCTGGTAGGAACCCATATCTATTCAGAACCAAGTACCGCTGATGACTTGTGGCTGGACGCTTACCTGCGTATCACGGTGCATGTGCAGCCTGCGTACAACAAGACGCAGGTGCGTAAGGCTGTGGAAAACTATGTGAGAAGTCTGTTCGCCTTTGACAATGTGGATTTCGGCACCCGTATCTCGCTTGGTCAGGTATACCGGGCCTGCCTTACTGTCCAAGGCGTCGAATGGGCAGAGATTCGGTGGTTGGATTCAGTTGCCCCTTCCAATACGTCAATGGAAGTAACGCTGGACCAAGACGACGATGTCCGCAAGATTCAATCGCAGGGGTTGGCTCCTGACGAACTGCACATCGTCCGCATCAAGACTTTCGTTGTGGACGCCGCCCTGTTGGCTCGGTACCCAGATTCCACACTGGGAGCCACAAATGTTGTGGAGTCGGCAGCGTATTGGCCTGACCTTTCGCTGGACGAACGCACCCACGATGGTCTGTGGGTAAAGGCTGATGGAGGGTTGGTCGGGACATGAGTGACCTCTGGAATGAGGTAACGCCCCCGGCGTTCACCGTCCAGCGTGTCACTACTGATGGCACAGGCGGTGACTTTGTTAGGGGCCGCCCTGTTACTCGTCAGAATGCTCTTCGATACAGGGCTAAGAGCATCACCACAAACACAGCCAGCGACAAGATCGCCGTCAAGTCGTCAATGACGGCGGTTCCCTCTGACTACGGAGTGATTGAACTGTCGTGGGCTTGGCCAGCGGCGTACAAGGATTGGTCAGGGGTAGCCATCGTCCGGTCAGGTATGGGACACCCCAGCACCGTCAACGACGGGGTTACGGTGTTCAGGGCGCATAGCGCCACCACCATCGTGAACGAGTTTGACTATCAGTTCTACGACGAAGAGGGTAACCCCCTGACCATCACTATCGAAGACCGGGACTTGCAACCCGGTCGTTGGTACTACTACACACTGTTCTTCCTCACCACTTACTGGGAGCCTGTGATGTTTGCGGAGGCGTTGACGCCGCGCAACTTCGGCCACTTCGACCACCTCTTCTCCCGAGTTCCTGAGTATTACCGGTGGGTCGACGCACGATTCCGTGGGGAACAGGGTTACCTTCAGCAGTTCCTCAAGTCGTTCGGCTTTGAACTGGACTTGACTCGGGAATATGTTGAGTCTTGGCAGGACACGTACCACTTTGACAACAGCCCTTGGCCGCTTCTCTATCAAGTGGGCCTCAACCTCGGTGTAGGTAGGGACGACGGTCTTGGGGAAGTTCGGTCACGGTCACTGATCAGCCAGATCAATACTCTGTACGACAAGCGTGGAACCACCGCTGGGATCAAGGGAGTCATCGAAGCAGCCTCCAAGTATGAGGCTTCTCTCAGCAGCGGACGGAATCTGATGCTGCTCCCCGATGACAGCGAGTTCGTACAGGGCTATGGAAACTGGCTCCTCAGCGAGTTTGGTCTCCCTTACACCGCTCACCATGTGAGCGCCCTCGCTCGGGCAAAGGCCTTCAATGCCCTAGTAACAACGACCTACATCACGTACAACATCACCAACGTATCGCTGACTAGTAACGTGGCTGAGGTCACTACCTCAACCGCCCACAACTTCTCAGTCGGCAACATCGTTACGGTGTTCGGTGTCGACGCCTTGTTCAACGGAACCTTTACGGTCACTGCCGCGCCAACGACAACCACGTTCAGGTACGCATTGGTTAGTGCAGACGTTGCATCCACCTTGGCCTCAGGCGAGGCACACGTTGAACGCAACACATTGGCCACACGCACATCGACCTATGCCGATGCCGCCAGCGTGGCATACGACGCTTTCATCCGCACCACTCCTCCCGACACCCGCCACGTCGCCTTGACCACCCTGTCATCGGTTGGAACCGTGTCTAGCGGAATCACGGTGTCGGACGTAGCGCCAGAATCCGGTGTTGGAGTTCTGGCGGTCAACGTAAGTGACACGTTCGGCACCGGTGATGTCTCATTGACATGCGGAATAGGGACCGCCGATAACGGCGTAGAAATGTCCCCCAAGTACAACGGCATTCCTGTGGAGCCAAATATCCGGTACGGCTTTACGTGTCAGTACAAGTATGGCTCCAACGGGTTCATTGGTGCAGTGAACACCAGTAGTTCTGTAACTGTAGGGATTCTCTGGTACGACCGAAATGAACTGTTGATTGGGTCTGACTGGTACACCGTTCCTGTAACCGGCGGGTGGCAGGAACTTGTCGTTTACGGGGTAGCCCCTTCCACCTACACCAGTGTTTCCTTTGGTGAGGCAGTCGGTGCAGCGTTTGATGCTCGTACCACAGGTACGTTGATCGCCGTGGCTCCTGCACCGATCAATGCCTCACTGCGGTATAACGCCCCTACGGAAGCGCAGTATGCCATTCCCTACATCACCGTGGCAGAACGAAACAGCGGTGATGACTTCCGAATGATGGGCTGCATGTTCTACGCCGCTGGTAAGGCGGGTGAAGCGGCACCGCTCGCCCCGGACATCTACCTCACGCTGGGCACCGATGAACTCATTGGTGTCGCCTCTGGAAAGGTGATCGGCGGATAATGGGATTCTTCTCCACCTTTCTCCTAGAGAATGCCGTTACCGCTGCCGCCCCTATCACTACGGGGCCGGTTGATGTAACGCTCATGCTGCTGGCTCGCGCCCCTGAGTTGGAAGACGTAGAGACTAGATACGCCTTCAAGGGCGTGACCACCCCTGAATCGCTGGTGGCTCTGGATGGGTGGGAAGAAATCTCCGACCCCGGGTACAGCCGTAAGGTCAACGCCGGATGCACCATTTACACAAATGGTTCAAACCAATATTTGATTCCTAAGACTGACATCCTGACGTTCTCCCTGTCTGCCGATACTCAGGTGGAGGCTCTTGCTCTGCTGGTAGACGGAACGAAACTCGGGGGGTCAGCGGGTGCCCGTGTCATCTGCGTGACCACTACACCGTTTGCAAAGGACCCGATACTTCGGGACGGGGACCGAATCACCGCCCTAACGGACAGCACTATCGGAAAGAAGTGGTACGTCGGGTGGTCCACCACGGACGTACTTCTGCCTGTGCCTGCCACGGTGTTCAAGAACGCATCGGAAGGGACCACGGTTCTGTGGCAAGGACCGCCCAAGTTTGAGTCCTCTCGTATCCAACATGTGTGGCTTTCCCCCCAGCGAGTGAACTTCATCGCTAATCCCTCATTTGAATACACCCAATCCGTGTCTCCCCCTGCGGGCATGGTTATTGCAGCAGTTGGCCGTGAAATCGCCCCAGCGATTGGAAAGGCCATGGATGCGGTGGTGTGCCTTGCTAACGTGCCCACCCCCATTTCTGCCAATGCATATGGGTCCGCTTTCAACGCTACTGTCACCCCCGCCAACAACAAGTTGGCTGGATACTGGCAGACCAATTCATACCCGCTTCAGCGTGTTCGGGAAGAAGAGTGGGCTGGGTATGGCTCCATCAACTGGCCCTCTCCGAATTTGTCTGCCAATGCACAGAAGATGTCAAGGTACGTCCCCCAGTACGACCCTGAATCCCGTCTGTACATCAAGTCATCTCCCTTCTACCCCACCGGTCATAACTTCACCTTCCAATTGCTGGCCAAGGGCCGTGGAATTGCACGTGTCGGGTTGGCGTATTACGCACGTGATTACGTGGTGGAAAGTGCCGACTGGGGAATGCAGGACAATCTTGTGTTTCAAGAGTGGACGCTATCCAGCGATCACTACACCTCGTTGAGGGGTCTTCGCTTCACGGATGACCGTGCCTATGAGGTGGCGCTCATTATTGAGGTGCGCGGGTATCTCACTAACCCGGACAACCCCAGTACTTACGTCACCCCGGAAATCATTCTGGACAATTGTCTCGTTGAGGAAGGCGAACTTCTGGACTGGCCGTACTTTGACGGCGACAGTACGTACGCAGCGCCCGGGGACTATTCATGGTACGGAGGAACGAGTCAGGCCGGGAAGTCGTACAGCCTGTGGTACAACAACCGTAAGTCTGTTTCGGCCCGTCTGTTCGGCAGGTTTGTTGATGATGACGCCCTTTATACAAACCGTGATGAGCAGTTGGATAGCCTCCTATCGGAGTGGGTACCCACCGGCACACAAATTGTGCCCCACTGGGATGTCCTCAAGCCCGGTGACACTCAACTTCTTCCCGAAAACAGGGCCTCGGTTGTTCTTCCTGCTTCTCTCTGGCCGGAACAGTCGCAGAAGTTCTCCATTTACAATGTGGAGTCAGATACCGATTCCGCTGTAATTCAGGTAATCGGTGAGGGAGCCTTTCCGGTTACACGGGGGTTTGTATACACAGAAGGCAGTACTTCGGTCCAGCCCTTGACTATCGCACCTCGCCCTTGGGAAGCGCCCGGTCTACGTCAGTACCAAATTGACGCCTTGAAATCGCAACTATATGACTTGTCGGTGGCGCAGGAAATTAGTGTTTCATGGGCAGGAGTCCCGGCCTTCTCTACTAACCATGTCTACTTGGAGCGAGGCACTTCTTCATCCCCTCAGTCATGGGCATCGTTTACCCTCGTCGCTACCGCTGCTGCTGGCTATGACATTGCCGAGGGTATTGCGTACAGAGCAACCGCCTCCGTTTCTACCCCGGTCAGTACTACATCCGTTACAGGTACGGCACTGGATGCGGTTGCAAGAACTTCCTTTGCTGCTGGACTCGCCTCCGGTTCTGCCCAAGCCTTTAGCCCCGGTTGGGATAACGTCACTAGTGGGCAGGTACTGGCTAGTTCGACCGCTTCAGCCTTTGATGCCGTGCTTGCCACAGCGATTACGGCGGCCGCTGACACGACCTCCGCAACAGGAACTGCATACAACAGCGGGGCAAATTCTTCCCCGACAACGGACAGCGCAGCGGGTACTGGTACTGCAATCGACGGCTCTACAAATCTCTTGAGGCTTGCCCCAGCAGAAACTGCTGTAGCGGTCGCCGCCACAGGAGCAGCGGGCGCTGCCGCCGATGTGAACATCGACATGGCGACAACTACCGGTACCGGCTACACCGGTTCGACCTCTATTGGTGCGCTAGCGGAGCAGTCGGCAGCGACAGGTGCCGCTTACGACGTGTCGCAGGTGTTGGTGGCCAACACTGCGGATTCGGCCTCTGCTACAGGTTCCGCTGCCGACGCCCAGTCCAGCATCACGTTCTCTGTCGGTTCTGCCGCTGCTACTACCGCTGCCGCCGACGCTCAGTCCAATCTCGCACCGCCAGTTGAGACGGCCGCAGCATCTTCTACGGCATACGACATTGTGGACGAAATCGACGCCGTTTCGGCCGGTGTGGCCGACAGTGTTGCTACCGCTTACCAGCCCAATACCAGCGTTGTTGTTACATCCCTAGAAACGGCTATGGCATCCTCCACCGCATATGACCTTGTGGATGAGACAACTGCCCTTACTGCCGAAACAGCGACTGGCGTTGCTACCGGTTACACCCCCGGGACTAATGCTGATACCACCATTCCGGTCGCAAGTGGTAGCGGTACCGCTGTCAACCCGGCGTCTCAAGTTGACACCAGCAGCACCACGGGAATCGGCTCCGGTCAATCGTTCAGCGTGTCGTTCGACACTGTCATTCCTACCCCGACCATCCTCTCCTTCCAGCCCGAAACCTCCTACGGACAGATGGTCCTGCGGTGGACAAACGGCACCGATGTCCAGACATATCTGGACACCGTGTTGGTGGAGGCTTCAGACAATGGGACGACGTGGACAACAGTGGCCAACTTCACCGCCGACGGCGCTGACACGCTCGCAGGGTCTGCCATGTCCATCGTTGTCGGTACTTACGCCGCCCCTGCTGCGGGAACATCGGACGACAAGTACGCCCGTGTGACCTGCACTGACAAGGCCGGTAACTCGGCGTCAAGCACGGCAAGTTACGTGTTGATTCCGTCCCCGATCAACGTGGTCGCCACCGCCACCAACTCATGGCGAAACACCAACGGCGGCGAATGGAACTCTCAGGCCAACAACCGGGTGTACCAGTGGTACTTCACCAACGCTGCTTGGAACGCAATCGGCTGCTACTTCTACGACAACAACATCTCTAAGTGGCAGACGACCTACAACGGGACCGCAGCAACGGCGTCGCACGGTGTCCGCACAGTCTCTACCATGCGAATTCTGTTCACCCGTGACAACGTCACTGGTTCTTCCGTAGGCCATGAACCGGTCATTCTCGCACACAAGATCGTTTCCAATCCCGGCAACGTGACTGGGTATGCAGAGCCGACCCTCTACGACACGGAAACCAGTACGGGGCTGTCCCTTGGTCTAAACACCAATGGGTTCTACACGCTTCCGACCTCGTATAGAGATGGTTTGTTCAATGGCACTTATGAAGGCATCGCCCATCGTGACACCACTTCCGGTGTGTATGCGGCGTACTACGCCGTTTCTGAGAATGCCTTGTCTGGCATGATCGAAATCAACCATCTGGGGTAGAGGTACAGTCTCGGCATGGATTACGTGCTGTCGAGTTTCGCTGTGTTCTTTGTCTACTCTCTGCTGAACTCATACCTTGGTTTGCCGGGGTGGGCTTGGCGTGTAACTCTGGTTGCGTTGTCTGCTGGCGCATGGTGGGCGGTCGGCCCCCAAGGCTGGTGGCGTATCCCGATGATCGCCGGGGTTACAACGATCATCAAAGGTACGGAAGCCTTGTTGTTAGTAACTCAGGACCGTGCTACAGTCGACCTCCTCCGCAGCCAGCGGAGGTAACACCGGAGGAATGCATCGTGACCCTGTATGTGGTTCTGGGCGACGGCGAGATGCCGTCCAAGGAAGTGCCCCATCAACTGGAAGACCTGTGGGACAAGGCTGAGGCGGAGGACCAGAATTTCTGGTTCGCTCTGCTGGCCAAGGAACACCCCACCGCAACCGACTTGGAGTTGGTCAAGTTCTTCAACGCCAACGCCGTCCACTACGCCCTCATCGTGCCCGCAGATATGCAGGCACCCGACCTCTACACCGATGTCGCTGAGTACTTGGACGTGGACACCCCCAAGACCGGGGTGGACTTCGCCCTCAGTGAATTGGCTGAACAGGGCGAGAAGACCGTCGCTCTGGCGCTCTTCAGCAACTTGGAAGAAGACGACCCGGCTGACGCCGAACTCATCGACTACATCGCCGCCGCTCTGGAGAATGGTCGTGAGGTGTACGCCCTCAACGATTCCATGGAGCCGGTGGAAATCCGCACAGAAGAAGTGGCCCCGATGCCTGAGGCAACCGTGGCCCCGAAGCAGGAGGACCCCGTGGAATCAGCACCGGAAGTGGAAGATGCCCCCGACTTGGAGCCGTTGGACAAGCCCTATCTGGAGGGCCTGACCACGGCTGAGTTGAAGGAACTGTGCAAGGGGATGGGCATTCCATACACCACTAAGGCTGCGGCCGTGGAAAACATCCTCGCCTACGAGGCTGCACCAGCCACAACCCACCCCGAAATTGAGCGGATGCTGGACGAGGAACAGCAGGATGAGATGGTCTTGGTGGTCATCCACTATCCCACCAGCATGGTGTCGAAGTGGGTCCCGGCTTCCGCTGTGGCAGGTCTGTGATGCAGACGTTCGTCCCCGCCGCCAAGCGGGAGTACGCCGCTGCACACGGAGTCCCGATCTCCAGCGTCCGAGTCGCTCGCCGCTGACCAATCCAATAACACAAGAGGAGACACACCACCATGACCACCAACTTCTGGCCCAACCGCATCACCGAAGACGACGATTCGTGTGACGTGTGCGACGGCACCGGCCGAGTGCAGGACGAGCCGACCGACCGCCAACGTAACGCTGCCAAGCGTTTCGGCTGGGACTGTCCCGAGTTCTTTGACCGCCCCTGTTCGCTCTGTCCGATCAGAAGCAGCGCGGCGGTGACCCCCGAGGGTAAGGTCAGCGCATGAGAGAACCTCGCCGTGGGCAATTCCACTCCCTCAGGCAAACCGGTGCGGCGGCACACAAAGGGACCATCTCTCCCGAAGACATCATTGACGTGGAGAATCTCTAGGATCGCCGTGGTTGAAGATGTTGCAGAAGAATTGGAGTGGGGGGATGCGAGTACCACTTCATACACGGCTGAATCTGCAAGCGTGAATGGCAAGAACGTAGTCGTATGCCTTGACGATGAAGGGCCGTTGCGACCGGCCTTCTACTGGACTGTTGAGGACGACAAGGTGGTTGCCGACGGCTGGGCTTCCAGCATAGAAATGGCGCGATCCTTTGCTGTCCATGAGGCCCGCCGTGGCTGACGACACCGTGACCAACTAGACCAAGCAGAGGAGAAACAATGAAGACAGAACAGCAGACCATCCGCATCGTTCGGACGAAGGCCGACGCCATCATGTGCCGTAACGCAGGGGAGAACGTCCTGTGCGTGGAAGAGGCCGCTGAGGCACTTCTGGCCTTCGGTGGCGGTGAAGCCGAGGATGCCGACCGTGGCTGACGACATCGTGACCCGACTCCGCAAAATGCCTTGGCGTACGCTGCGCCAGCGAGGTTGTGGTGTACAACACTGCATTGAGGAGCGCGAAGAAGCCGCCGACGAGATCGAACGGCTGCGTGCCGCTGGCGATGCGCTTGTCAAAGTCATGCAGGCAGGCTCTGACGCTGGCTGGGATGCCGCCATCGACGCATGGCAGGAGGCCCGCCGTGGCTGACGACGAGAATCCCCTCCCCGTGGTTGGATGGACAATCGCCATCGCCTGTATCCTTGGGCTGATGTTTCGTGGATGCGATCAAGAGCGGATACCTGACTATGGGTGTATCGAAGAGGTCACCCCATGGGGCGTAGAGTGCGCCTAAACTTCGGATATGTTTGACTATCGCGCAGCAGTAGTACATATCACTGATGGCGATACCATTCGCCTTCTCATCGACATGGGGATGTATGTCCGCACTGAGCAGGCCATTCGCCTTCTCAATGTGTACGCCCCCGAGTCATCCACTTCCGAAGGAAGAATCGCCAAGGTTCAATTGACGAAGTGGGTCACCGACCACAACCATGGTGAAACGTGGCCTTTGCAGGTTGTGACACAGAAGGACAAGCAGACCTTCAACAGGTACATCGGAGAGGTCACTTGCCTAAAGTGCCACGACGTACTGAACAACCACATGCGTTCCTTGGGCTACACAAACCAAGGGACTGGCGCACCGACCGCCTGAGCGTGTAAAAAGCGGAACGCCGTGGGGGTGCGGATACCCCACGGCGTTCCAGAACAACCCCGTCCTAGGAGCCGAACATGTCATACCGTACCAACCTGTACCTTTCAGTGCAACTACTGGAGGACAGATGAGCATTCAAGCAATGTCCGAATGTTGGGGTCCTGACTTTCCCGTAACCACTGACCTACCGCTTGCCGAATCAACGATTCGGCTAGTCGCTCTGGCAGTGGCCGATGTAGTCAACGACCTTTACGGCAACGAGTTCTTCAGTTCAGTTACCAAGTTGGCTACGAAAGTTGGCCTCAGCCGAGAGACGGTAGGACTGGTGCTGAGGCACTTGTGTGATACCGGAGTATTGGTGTTGGTAGAGACTCGACCCGGCGGAACGACGAGATACCGATGGGTAGGGGTGACGGATCATCCGTCAGGTAGTTATCCACAACCTGTCGGAACCATCCGACAGGGGGTGACGGATGATCCGTCAGGGGGTGTCGGAACCATCCGTCACTATCCCAATAGAACCCAAGAGAGAACACAAGAAATCCAACTACCGGCTGCGCCGGTCGTGGTATCTCACTTCGGTAGTGATGGAGAAGAGAAGAACGAAGAACGTGGTCCCGCTCCTGCCAGAGTCGTGGTCGACCAGTTTGAAGTTCTGTGGGGTCCGGTGGTGAGCCGCCATTCGGAGTACTGGTCCTACCCGGTGGTACCCCATCGGGTCGCCGCCTATTCATGGCTCAACAATCAGTACTTCAAGAACAAGAAACTTCCCGCCCGACCGGTGTCGCAGATGTTGGACTTGGTGAACTCGTTCATGCGGATGGTCGACACCGACCAGATCACACCAAAGCAGGGTTACAGCATCTGGCAGTGCTTCGTGGCGAACGTCGCCAAACTGGATGACACGACCTTCACCGCCCCAGCGCGTGAAATCGTGTATTGACGTCTGCACCCCTACTGTCGTATCTTTCCCTTGTCCTACCGGACATCCTCCTTCCCACGGGGTGGGCCTTCGCCCCGTGGGAGGGGTCCCGGTAAGGACGGGACCCCAAAGGAGAACCAGTGCCTGACTTCAGCGCACCCCGACAACAGATCGTTGACGACTTTATTGACGGGCTTTACGCCGATGGCCCTCGCTGCTTGTGGCTCTATGGCCCTCGCCAGTCCGGTACCAGCACTTTGGCTCATCATGTCGCTCTGACCGTCAATCAGCATCTCATCGAAGGACGGCTTTTTTCCCTCCTGAACTACCCCCCGGGCGCACAGGTGAAGGCGTTTGAGTTGGAGGGGTTGCAGCGGGACATCTGGAAGTCCGAGTCCATTCTCCGTGTCAATGGCAATGACATCGGTTTGTGGGAAGAAGATCGGATTCTCAATGAACGGTGGGAGACTCTGATGGACTGCGACATTCTGTTCATCAACCAGTTGATTCAGCCGAACGTGGAGTTCTGGAAGAAGCACCTTCTTCTGGGTCTGGACAACCGTGTGAAGTCCGACCGTGTCACCCTTATCGCCGGTACCACTCCCCCTGAGGCGTTCGGCCCCGACTGGGCCACCGGCTTCAATGCTCAGTGCATGGTTCGTAGGTTCGGTGCCCGTGGAGAAGGGTGATCTGTCGGCTCACGCCACGCCCCGAATGGTGGCCGTGCTGGAGGGTGTCCTTGTGGATGTGGAGACAACCACGGAGAAGAAGGGACTGTTCGGGCGGGAGAAGGTGACTGGCGTGAACTGGTCGTGGCTGGACTTGCCGCTGAAGAATCTCGTCAGTATCAAACGACGGTTTCCTGACGTGGCCGTGGACGTGGTGACTTTCATGGGTGACGATGCCGCCGAGCGGGCCAGCACCTTCTTCAACAAATACGGCATTGACGACTTCAACGATGTCTACGCTGCCGACTTCAAGGAGTGGTGCTGGTCACTCTCCTTCCGACCCGAGATTGTGCAGGTGTACGACAGCAGTATGGAACGCCTGTATCACTACGGACAACGTGGGTTTGCGGTGGTCAAGGGGGCTGCTTTCTGATGGCGGACATTCAGCACGGCGCTCTTAGCAAGATGATTGTGGAGGGTGACCTCCGCACTTTCATCGACGCCCGTATCACTGTTGACTTCTTCCCTGACGAGAAGTGGCGCAAGGTCTACCGATTCCTGCTGGACCATTGGAGGAAGTACTCCACCCCTGCCACTACCGATGAGGTTCGCCGCTCCTACCCCACATACATGTGGGTGGAGGACGACCCTCAGCCCAGCCAGTACTACGTCGATGCTCTCCGTGAACGGCGTGAGTACGCCATCTACGTGGACGCCATCCAGCGCGCCAGCAACGCCGTGTTGGATGATGAGGAACCTGACAAGAACGTCATCATCCGTAGGTTTCTGCATGACGCCATCGTGCAGGCCAATACCGAAGCCAGTGCCAGCAGCGATGTGAACATCGTTGCTTCGTACACCGACATCCTGTACCGGCTGGGTCAGCGCCGAGACAATCCCGGCATGCTTCGCGGCATCACGACCGGATTCGACGGTATCGACTTCGTCACAGGGGGGTTACAGCCCGAACAGTTCATCGTGATCACCGGTGTCCCGAAGAGCGGCAAGTCTTCGTTCCTGCTGTACATGGCTCTCAAAGTATTCATGGCGGGAAAGGTCCCGCTATTTGTCGGGTTTGAGATGAGCAACGCCGAGCAGCAGGACCGCCTGACCTCCTTGATGAGCGGGGTTAGCCTGACCAATCTTTTGAACGGCACCACCACTCGCTCTGAGTGGCGCAAAGTCAACTCTGCATACAAGGCCCTTCATGGGATGCAGCCGTTCATCTTCTCGGCCGACGCCACCTCCAGCACCACGGTGTCATCCGTGCAGTCAAAGATTGCCGATCTGCGTCCTGACGTGGTCTTCGTAGACGGCATCTACATGATGGAATCCGACCGGCTGGACCCGAAGCAGTATCCCAAGGGGTCACCGCAGGTGCTGACTGACATCAGCCGTTCCCTGAAACAGTTGGCTCAATCGGCCAAACTTCCTATCGTGGTTTCGACGCAGTCGCTGGTGTCCCGTGCCAAAGGAGGACTGACCCTGTCCAGTATCGGCTACACCAGCGCCTTCGGTCAGGACGCCGATGTGATTCTTGGTGTGGAGCGGCAGGCTGACAGCAACATCAGCAAGTTCCATGTCATGGAATCCCGTTCCGGTCCCCGCAAGGATGTGTATGTGGAGTGGGACTGGACCCGTGGTTACGTGGGTGAAATCGACTCCGCCATCTGGACCCCTCAGTCCCGAGCGCAGAACCAAGGTAAGAACTTTGGCACACCTTGACGTAGCCGCAGTTCTCGCCCAAGCCGGTGTCCGCAACATTCGTGAGGGCCAGAAGGAAGTCACCGGGTCTTGCCCCATGCACCAGCAACGTGTAGGGAAGTCGGACGCACATGCTTCGTGGTCGATGAACCGCCACACCTTCGTGCATCACTGCTTCTCCTGCGGGTACGCGGGGACTCTCACCGGCTTGCTGGTCGACTTGCAGGGCTACGCCCCCGACGACATTGAAACCATGGTCAAGGCTTCCACCTTGGCCAGCAACATCAAGAAGATTGAGCAGAAGCAGGAGGAACCGGAACGGCGTGCCGCTACCGAGTGGGAAATGGCCAATGTTCTCACCGATGTTCCCGAGCGTCTGCTTTCCTTGCGCCACCTTTCATTGGAAGCAGCCAACACCTACGGTGTCCGTTGGGATAGCACGCTCAGGTCGTGGGTTCTTCCCATCCGTGACCCACAGGGAACCCTGCTGGGGGCGCAATACCGTCAGAAGGGGAACGTACTCAACCTCCCGCAGGGGCTGGAGAAGAGTGTGACCTTGTTCGGGTTCTGCGAGATGCGGCACCACAACCGTGTGGCCTTGGTGGAATCCCCTCTGGATGCGGTGCGTCTGTACGGGTTAGGTATCCCCGCCGTTTCATCCTTTGGTGCGTGGGTATCGCCCACCCAAGTTGAGTTGTTGGCGCGCAACTTCACTTCCGTAGTAATGATGTTGGACAACGATAAGGCCGGTAAGGAAGCCACTGCTCACACGGCAGAAGCACTTCGTCGACGTGGTACTGTTGCAATCCCTTTCTCATACCGTGGTATGGACGCCAAAGACCCCGGTGATGTCGAGGACGACAGCATGCTCCTCGCCAACTGGGAGTGGTCGTTGTCCAACCTTCGTTTCATCGCCCCGCCCCCGAAGAAGATGAAGCGATGATGTTTGAGTACCGCCCGTACCAGTTGGAGGGAATCGCCAAAGGGGTGGAACGGGGCAACCAGTTGCTGGCAATGACCATGGGGTCGGGCAAGACCGCCACCTCTATCGGCACCGTCATGGAACTGCGACGCCAGAAGAAGGTGGTCAGCGGGTTGATCCTCGCCCCCAACAGTCTCAAGTTCCAGTGGCAGCGTGAACTCCGCAAGGTCGACCCCACGGCCCGTTCCCTTGTCATTGATGGAACCAAGGCCCAACGAACCTCCCAGTATCGACATGCCAAGCGGTTCCACTACGTCATCGCCAACTACGAGTGTGTGGTCAATGACTGGGAATTGTTCATCAAGATGGTTCCGCTGGACTTCATCATCGCTGACGAGGCGACGGCCATCAAGAGTTTCACCTCCAAGCGCAGTAAGCGTGTAAAGGCTCTGGCCAAGCGGTGTCAACATCGTTTTGCCCTCTCTGGCCAGCCTGTGGAGAACAAGCCAGAAGAACTATTCAGCATCATGGAGTTTGTGGACCCCGAGGTGCTGGGAGACTTCCGCAAGTTTGACAACTGTTTCATCGAACGGGACCACTGGGGTCGGCCAAAGAAATACCGGAACCTTCACCTGCTCCATGACGCCATCAAGCCCGCCATGTTCCGAAAGAGTCGTGCCGATATTGCCGAGTGGCTACCTGTGGTCAACTCCATTGAGGTTCCGGTTCCCTTGGACAACTCCATCATGCGGCTCCATGACCTCATCAAGGCTGACCTGCTTGACGCATTGAACAAGGCAGTAGCGCAAGGGGGAGGCGGGTTCGATCTAGCAGCGCACTACGGCAAGGGGGTGAACCAAGACCCCACGCTCAAAGGCGAGGTCATGGCTCGTCTCCTTGCCATGCGTATGCTGGCCAGCCACCCGTCACTACTTCTTGCTTCCGCTCACGACTTTGACGACGCCTCCACCAAGAGCGGCAGCAAATATGCGTCACAGTTGAAGTTGTCCGGTGCGTTAGATGGGTTAGGGACTACTAGTCCGAAGATGGACGCCCTCATGGAGATGATCGAGGAGATTGTCGAAGAGGACCCGCTCAACAAAGTCGTGGTGTTCTCGTTCTTCAAGCCCATGTTGCAGATCATTGAGCAGGCTCTTGCAAAGAGGGGTATCGGGCATACAAAGATCACGGGTGACGTGTCCACCGGTGATCGTGACAAGCGGATTCGCACCTTCAATGAGAATCCCAACTGCCGGGTGTTCTTGTCGTCGGATGCCGGTGCCTATGGTGTGGACTTGAACCGAGGCTCCCATCTCATCAACTACGACCTTCCTTGGTCGGCAGGTGTGTTGTCACAGCGTGTAGCGCGTATCGACCGGACTTCTTCTTCGTTCACCAACATCACCCTGACCTATCTCTTTGGGCAGGACACCATCGAAGAGCGAATGCTGCGGATGCTGAAGGACAAACTGGCAGTGGCTGGTGCCTTCTTGGACGGCAAGTATGACTTGGAGTCCGGTTCTCTCCCGTTGGATTTCCAGTCCCTCAAACAGTTTCTTGTAGAGGGCTAAAGGTACCCGGCATGAACCTCTAATACGGGTTACGATTCTCTCTGTGTGAAGGAGGGACGGATGAGCCTGAATAACCGGATAGATACCGCACGTGATAACGAACCGAGAGTTCGCAGCGAGTGTTCCGTCTGCTGGGTCCTAAAGAAACTTGGCGACGAGGACAGGGCCGCTCTTGAACGGGCGCTTGATTCACTCATGTCAAGCACCTACCTGTCCAATGTCCTTGCTGAAGAAGGAATCACTGTTTCCAAGTGGGCAGTTCAGCGCCACAGAAAGCATGTGCGTAATGAGTCTGTCTGACCGTCTCGCCTCCGTCCCGGCAGTTCCTGCAAATCTGGGTAGGTTCGCCGAACTCCTAGAGAGAAGCGGAGTCTCCGTTGATGACATCGGCAAGATTGAGCGGATGAACCTGTGGCAGATGGGGTACGTCGACAGGGAGACGGGCAGCGCCCAGTCGATGGACCTCGTTGGCGTGTCGCTCTCCCCGGCTTGGGAACAAGACCCTGCTTGGCCTGTCGTGCAGCCTGCAAAGCCGGTTATCGCCAAGCCAAGGCCCGCACCAAAGACCCGTTCCGGCGATGTGATCATCATCGCCCCTGATCCGCAGATTGGTTGCCGCCGTTACGAGAACGGGGAACTTGAATGGTTCCAAGATGACAGGGCAATCGACCTACATCTTCAGATCATCCGTGATGCCAAGCCCACGCAGATTGTGAACCTCGGTGACACTCTTGACTTTGCGGAGTGGAGCGACAGGTGGGCCATCCATCCTGAGATGGTGATGACGACCCAGCCGACTATCGACCGGGCGCACCGGCACATTGCGGAACAGATCACCGAGGCACCGGACGACTGCACCGTCACGGTTCTGGAGGGCAACCATGATGCCCGCCTTGGCAAACTCATCCTGAAGAATGCCATGGCTGCGCTGCGGCTTCGGAGGGCTAACGCTCCCGAAGAATGGCCGATCATCTCAGTCCAAAATCTCCTGCGACTAGAAGACTTTGGCAAAGACAAGGTCAATTACGTAGACGGATACCCCGCCGGGCGTGTCAAACTGGCCGCTGGTTCCGGTGACCTCACACCGCTCTATGCCATCCACGGTGAGCGTCTCTCTGTTTCGGCGCTGGCCAAGAACGAGAGACAGTCGTACGTGCAGGGCCATATACACCGCATTGCCGATTACTACGAGACGTATGAGTTGGACAACGAGCGTGTGTACGTGAACGCTTGGTCGCCCGGTTGCTTGTGCAGAACGGACGGCGTGGTCCCCAGTGCGCGTGGGGGGACGAAGGCCAATGGTCGCCCGGTGGCACGCCAAGAACTTTGGCAGCAGGGCGTCGGCATCATCACGGTCATGGATGACGGTACTTGGGCCAAGGAGATTGTCCCCTTCATCAACGGGCGTGCAATCTGGCGAGGCAAGGAATACGTGGCGTGAACTATGCTCCTGTTTCCGTCAAGTGGTCCGACGCCCACGCTGACCGTCTTGCCACGTCATGGATTGACCCGAAACAGATTGAAGACACCGGTCCCTACATCATCACCACCGTGGGGGTGCTTTTGGAGGGTCTGAAGGAAGGGCACGTGAGCGTTGCTCAGTCCTATGACCGGGAAACTAATGTGGACACCGTTCTACACATCCCTACCGATATGGTCAAAGAGATCGTCTTCTTGACGACAAACGAGAGCCAAGGTTATGCCGTGACGCGCCGAGACATGGAAATCATCCTGTACTTCCTTGAGAGGGTTGTGCCCAAGGGTCGGGAAGAAGAGAGCAAACTTTCACGGATCATTGCCCTGCTCAACAAGAAGACCAAGAACGCTACTGAATGATGGAGGTTGGGTGCGCCTCGGGCGGCATGATGGTGCGTTCCGGCCCGGGTGCTACCCAGTTACCCGCCAAGGCTTGATCTACGGCCAAACCATGCAGTCGTTGAAACTGCTGAGACAGTAGGTATCGGGGGTGCTTTGGAATGGGAAGCATGGTCGGTCATCCCTTGGTAGATGCAGTGAGGAACCACGCCCATTTCTGATGGTGGTCGATTCGGTCAGCCAAGAAGTTGGCGATCCCCTGCTGCTTCTCTTCCGTGGCCTCATCAAATGCGGTGTTCATCGTCTTGAGGACGCCTTCGTTCAACTTGAGCAGAGCGCGAGCCATGGCCTGCGGTTCCTTCTTCGTGGTAGGGAACGACACAGTCCGGTTGTCGATGAAGGTCTGGAGATTGAAGTGGGCGTACTCACCCAACTTCCTCAGGTTTTCTGCGATGGGGTCGATACTCCCGTAAACATCGTCGTAGATGTCTCCAAACAGAGAGTGGTACTGACTGAAGTCCTGACCTTCCACGTTCCAGTGATACCCGTGAGCCACGAAGTACATGGTCACTACGTCGGCAAGCAGGGTGTTCAGGGTCTTCTTGAGCATGCACCAACCGTACCCGATACCCCGGTATCGTTTCCGCCTTTCCTCCCGATAAAAAACTTGCTAGGAACTAGTTGACATTCTCTCAACGGTTCGGTACCTTTACCGTCAATGGCTCGACAGATCACCCCGCCCGCCGCATGGGACGCCATGGTGCGTGCCTATGCCCAGTTCCGAACTCTTCGTGAGAAAGGTCAGACTGAAGAGGACAAGGCCAAGAAGGACATCTTGGGTTACCTCGCTGACCGGGGACAAGAGACGCCAGAGGGCCACCGAGTACTCGCTTCAGAGCGAGTGAGAGTCGGCAAGAAGTACATCATCGGCTTCAAGCGCCAGCGTCGTGTCTCCTTGGTCTTGGATCAAGACAAGGCCATCGCATGGCTGGAAGCCCACGGGCTGCTCGCTGAATGTCAGGTCACGGAAACGGTGACCTACTTCAACGAGGACGCCCTCATCGGACTCAACTTCTCCGAGAAGATTCCCGACGACGTGTTCAAGGGTTTCTACACGGAGAAGGAGAACTTCGCCCTCATCTTGGAGGAAGACCCCGACGATGACGAGGACGAGTGACTGCTGGAGAGACAGCAATTACACGTGACAACACATGAGGAACCAATGAACAGAACAATGGCCTACGAGGCCCACTTGGAGCAGATCAACGATTTGCGCCGCAGGTCCATCGACGCAGCGACCCTTGCACGGGCGTTCGATGACTACGCCGAGAACCTGACTCAGATCAAGACCAAGGGCGACATCGCTGATCTCGCCGCTATGGACTTGAAGACCCACGCCCACAAGCGCGCAGAGCAGGTCCGTCGATTCAGCCAGTCCTGCATCGAACGTGCGGATGCCATGGAGCGGGAGGGTCTGGCGTGACCGACCTGACCAAACTCCCCCACTCCTACATCCGCTGCCGCACGCTGGGACACGCTTGGGACGATGTGGAACCCACCGCCGAGGAGATTCAGGATGCCGATCTGATGTGGCACGGCTACTCGTTGCTGGCGACCTGTTGCTCCCGCTGCTACATGCGTCGCATGGACATCGTCACCACTGGTGGCGCACTCCGCACTCGCCGGTACAACTACCCGGTTGGGTACCTCATCGCCAAGGGTGAACACCGCCCGAAGCGCATCGAGTTCCGCAAGCAGTTGATCGCCAACCGCATCTTCCAGATGAAGGCAAAGCGGGGTAAGCAGTGACCGAGTCAGAACTGAAGAGCGTGTATCACGCCGCCATCGTCGCCGGTACGTCCCACATCTGTTGCCCCGATTGTGGGAAGACTGTCCAACGCAGGTCCTTCCGCAACCATTGCCGCAACGTGCATGGTGCCAACATCAGCAGCGGCCCCGGCCGAATCGCAGGCATCTCCACGAAGCGGAAGGCCAAGAAGGCCAAGAAGCAGCAGGTCATCGTCCCCGTGGAAAGCACTCCTTCGTGGGTGATTTCCCCCGATGAGTTCATGGACTTGACCGTTGCCGTTCTGTACTGCGACGACGAAACCATGCCCATCCGTCATCTGCCCCACATTTCCAAGTTCCGAACCCATGTTGAAGAATTGTTGGTGGCATTGAAGTGAGTGATTGGCTTTCCCAGTTTGACAGCCTTGACTACCCCGGTAGGCGTAAGCCGGTAAACCGTGTTACACCCAAGGTGCATACTGAAGCCGTCGATTGGGCATCGAAACCAATCAAGTACATGGTCGCTGGTGAAGAGCGAGAGTTCTACACCATTGGCCACCTCGCCCGGGCTTTGGGATATTCGGTCCAAAGCATCAGAGCATGGGAGAACACACAGTTGCTCCCGAAATCCCGGTATCGGTCGCCTAACCAGCGTCGTGCCAATCAGCCAGAGCATCTGACCAAGGGCAAGCGGCTCTGGACGCGTGAACAGATTGAAGGTATCCTTCGCATCGCTTCCGAAGAGGGTGTCATCCTCAACAAGAAGCCTCCGACCCCGAGGTTCGCCTCACGGGTACAAACACTTTTCAATGAACTGTTCCACCCTCAACAACAGCCCTAGACACTTACAAGGAAACACACAGCATGAACATCTCCCGACGACCCGTTCGCCGCACCGATGGCCCCTTTGACGATGAGCAGCCCTTGAAGAGGGCAGCGCCCCCCGTCCCGAGCGCCGATGCCGACCCCGACGACGCACCCTTGATGCAGTTGCGTGGAGGTTGGTCGGCAGGGAAGCAGCAGGCTGAAGCCACCAGCGAGTACGCTCAGGCATTCAAGCCCGAGGTCAAGAGCCAGATCGTCAAGTTCTTGGAAGACGCCCCTTACGTCAACTTCCGTCGTCACTGGATTGAGCGGAACGGCCTCGCTGGTGTGGTGAAGCGCCCTTACGTCTGCCCCCAGTCCGTGGGCAAGACGTGCCCGATCTGCAACCTTGGTGACAAGCCGCAAGCCGTGTCCTCTTTCAACGTGGCCCTCATCGGTGACGACGGCGTTCCTACCCTGAAGACGTGGGACCTTGGCGTCAAGTTGTTCAACGTGCTGGCTGGGTACGCCGAAGACCCGAAGGTCGGCCCCCTCACGCGTGGCTACTTCGCCGTGTCCGTGTCCAGCGGAGGTGCTGGTTCCCGCAAGGGCGGCACAACGCAGACCAACGTCAATCCGGTGAAGCCCTCGCAGTTGGATGAGTGGGGCACCATCCCCCCCAACCCGAAGGAACTGGAAGCCTTGGGCCTCTACGACGCCAGCATCATCAAGTTGCCCAAGCCGGGCGAGTTGGAAGAGATCGCTGAAGAGATGGCGTCCGAGTACTGACGTGACCGATACAGGGGTAACGGATAGCCCGGTGGTTCGCCACCGGGCTGTTCCCCATCTCATCACGACGGTGGAGGAACTACGGGAGGCAGTCGCCTACCTACTGACACAGCCCCACTTCGTTATCGACGTGGAGACAACTTTCGGCAACGCTCACACCAATGAGGTGCTGTGGGTAGGTCTGGGTGCCCGTGCAGCGGTGTACCTCATTCCTATCAACCACCCCATTGGGTACGTGGATGTTCCTGAGCATGTGGAGATGCGTATCCCCCCTGAGAACGAGCGCAAGGTCTTGGCTAGTGGTGCCCTGAGCAAGGCCAAACGCCGGTACAAGGTTCCTACCTCATTTACCGAACGGCTAGACCAACTACCCCCCGGTGTGGTGTTTGCCGAGTTGGAACCACTGCTCTTCTCAGACCGAGGAAAGATTGGGCAGAACACCAAGTTCGACCTCATCAGCGTGTCCAAGTACTACGGCGGGAACATTCCTCCCGGCCCGTACCACGACAACATCGTCATCACGCATCTGCTGGATGAGAACCGGATGAAGTACGACCTGAAGACGGTCACCATGGATTGGTTGGATGTTCCTCAGTCCCGGCGTGCCGCTTTCTATCCCAACTTGGGGCGCTCCGGTATTGAGATAGAACCTGTGGATGCTGTAGCCCGGTACCTTGCCAAGGACATTCGCTACACGTGGTTGTACTTCCGCAATCAGTTCCCCCGCCTCGCCAAGCAGGGTTTGACCGAAGCGTACAAAGTGGAAATGGACCTGTATGGCGTCCTCATGCGTATGGAATGCAACGGATTCCCTGTCGACGGCAAGCGTATGGACGTGGTGAAGTCCGAGTTGGAGGAGGAACTCCGTTCGGTTGCAGGAGAAGCATGGTCCATAGCCGGGTATCAGTTTGAGATGACGAATCTCAACATCAAGCGTGACCTGCTCTTCAACCCGAAGAAGTTGGGAGGTCAGGGACTGAAACCCAAGTCGTACACCGAGAAGACCAACACCGCTCAGTTGAACAAGGCCACGTTGGAGTACTACGCAGAGCGTGGGAACCGGCTAGCGCAGGTGTTCCTAGAGTTCTCTGCCCTAGAGAAACTTCGGGGCACCTTTATTGAGGGACTGGGCAAGCACCTCATCGACGGTCGAATCCATACTTCGTTCAAGCAGCACGGCACTGTGACCGGGCGATTGTCCGCCCACCAACCCAACCTTCAACAGATTCCTGCCCGAGGTGACGGCGCAATTATTCGTGAGATGTTCGTTGCGCTCCCCGGTAAGTCGTTGGTCGTAGCCGACTATGACCAAATCGAACTGAGGTGCGCCGCCTTCTTGTCCGGTGATACCGCCATGATGGAAGTCTTCAAGCAGGGGCAGGACATTCACCGGGCCGCTGCTGCTGCCATGTACACCGTCGACATGGACGAGGTGACAAAGGAGCAGCGGCAGGCAGGTAAGGGCCAGAACTTCCTGACCCTCTACGGTGGTGGCGCAGCCAAATTGGCGCGCACCGCTGGCGTTGACGTTCCGACTGCGGAACTGTTCATCAAGCGGTACTACCAGCAGTTCCCTCACCTTGGTGCGTGGAAGGACAGCCTTGTAGAGGCCGCTCAAAGAGCGGGGCGACGAACCGATCCGTTCCGATACCCGCCTTACGTCCTTATTCCCCCCTTCAACCGTCGCCGGAGGATTCCTGACCTTTACTCTCCGCATGAGTACGACAGGTATCGGGGAGAACGTCAGGCTGTAAACGCTGTCGTGCAGGGGTTTGCTTCGTACGTCATGAAGTTGGCCCTCATCGAACTGGACAGGCAGTTGCCATCTCTTGACGCTGTGATGTTGGTCACAGTGCATGACGAAATCGTCGTGATGTGCGATGTTGATACGGCGGTATCCGTGAAGGACACGGTGTCCGCCATCATGGGTTCCGTCACGCTTGCTGGAGAACCTATCCTTGGTGAGGTACCGCTTGTTGCTTCGGCAGACATCGGGCGCACTTGGGCAGAAGCAAAGGGGTAAGGAATGTCATCGGATTGGTACGCCCGTCGGCTTGGTCAGCAGCAGCCTCAGTCTCAGCCTCAGGCCCGTCAATGGACACCCCCTCCCCCTCAGTATGTTCCTCAGCAGCCGAACTACCAGCAGCAACCTGCTCCGGGGCAGCATCAGATGCCGCCGCAAACGCCACCCCCCGGTTCGGTGAATCATGAGAACTTCATGCAGATGGCCAGTATGTGGCGAGGTGGCCCTGCCATGAAGTCCGACCCCGGTGGGTGCCCTCAGTGCGGTAGCCCCCGGTACTACAGCCGTTCAAAGTCGGTGAGCCGTGGCCCTGCTCCTGCTCCGCACTGCTTTGACTGCGGCTTCAACGGCTTATTCGACCAAGGTGATCCTGCGACATGGGGGGCAATGTGACAGCGTTAGACGAACTAATCGCTAAGACCAACAAGAAGGCCGGGGGGACGCTGATCGTGCGTGGCTCTGACCTCAAAGACACGACCATTCCTCGTATTACTACAGGGAGTCTGGCGTTTGACCTCATGCTCGGTGGCGGTTGGCCGCTCAACTGCTGGAATGAGGTGATCGGTAACGAGAGTAACGGCAAGACCGTGATGGTCCTGAAGACCATCGCTGCCTGTCAGGCCCAGAACCCTGAGCATGAGACGCTATGGATTGCCAGTGAGGACTTCGTTCCTGATTGGGCGGAAACACTGGGAGTCAATCTGGACAAGGTGGCAGTCGCATCCACCAAGGTAATGGAAGAGGCGTATCAACTGGTCATTGACGCCATCGACGGTCGGGCCGTGGACGCCGTGGTCATCGACTCATACCCGGCTCTTATCCCTACGGTTGAGGACGAGAAGACCATGCACGAAATGAGTGTTGGTCTAGGCGCACGGCTTACCGGACAGTTCATGCGGAAGTCCAACAAAGCCCAACGACGGTCATTGGATGAGGAAGACCGCCCCTGCCTTGGCATCATCATCAACCAGTGGCGAGAGAAGATTGGTGTGATGTATGGCGACCCACGAACGACCCCCGGTGGTAAGGCCAAGAACTTCTCGTACTTCACTCGGGTTGAAGTGACTCGAGATGACTGGGTGGAGCGTGGTAATTCAAAGGTCGGTATCAGCATCAAGGCCAAGACGATCAAGAACAAGACTGCTCCCCCGCAGCGAACCGGCTTGGTTGACTTCTACTTCCAAGACTCCAGCCCTTTCCATCAAGGTGAGTATGACGCTGTCAAGGAGGTGTCATCCATCGCCATCAGTCTGGAAGTGGTGTCCCGTCGCGGTGCCATGTACCACTTCGGTGAGCAGAAGTGGCGTGGTAAGGAAGAGTTCTTGGATGCACTCCGACAAGATTTGGACCTTCAGCGTGACATTGCTGACCAAGTAAAGCGCATGGTGATCCCCAATGGATGAGAGAATCCTGAAGTCTCGTTCTCAGGAGAAGAGGATCGCCCGGAAAGTTGGTGGCACTCTGAACGCAGGGTCGGGCAACGGTAATAGGAAAAACGATGTCCGCCAGCGGGGAGAAGTGTTGTGGGAGATGAAGAGAACCGACGCCAAAACAATCACCATCCGAGCCACCGACCTTCGGGACTTGCGAAAGAATGCGTCCTTGGAGGGACGACTCCCCGTCATGCACATCGAATTAGGCGGTCGTCGGTACGTTGTCATCGAAGAGGACGACTTCTTGTCGTCAGACTTGGCGAAGGGGTTACTGTGAGTCTTGTAGTGACCCTGCTTATTTTTGCCGTCTTGGCCTTCATCTTCTCTTGGCGTATCCGATGAGACAAATCAGCAACAAGGTGTTGGACGCCCACAAGGAATCCTTCAAGGGAAACCAAGGGTACTTGTTGCCCCCGATGCGTCGGTACGTGGTACGAAAGGTGACCGAGGATGCCGCCGAGTCCAACCGCCGTACCGACATCATGCACCCCAGCGAGATGTGTAAGCCGGGTTGGTGCCAGCGCAAAGATTACTATCGGATCACTCTTGGGGTACGGGAAGAACTTGCGGCCCAGTTCAGTAGCGAGTTGATCTTTGCCGAGGGCCACACCATCCACGACAAGTACCAGCGTTGGCTGAGTGCCATGGGCTTGCTCTATGGAAGGTGGGTATGCAAAGCCGATGGCCACTCGTTCTTCGGTCAGTCCCCCCGCACCTGCCCTGCTTGCGGCAGCGACAACCTCCGTTACAAAGAGGTACCGCTGGAGAACAAGGACTACATGATTGCCGGTCACGCTGATGGGGCGGTAAATACTGGCAACGAGTGGCTGGAAGTGGATGAACCCTTCCTTATTGAGGTGAAGTCCATCGGGCTGGGCACAATCCGTGTCGAGAACCCTGAGTTGTACCGCAAGTACACCGACAACGAGTACGACCTAACCCGGCTATGGCAGGAGATCAAGCGCCCGTTCTCTGCTCACATCCGGCAGGCCACGTTGTACTGCTGGCTGTCGGGCTACAAGAAGATGGTCTTCATCTACGAGAGCAAGTGGAATCAGCAGACCAAGGAGTTCGTGGTCACGCCAGACTTCAAGCACATTCAATGGATTCTGGATGGGGCCAAGGACGTGGCCCAATCCATCCGTCAAGGTATTGAGCCATACCGCCCCGGCTGGGCGAAGAAGGAACACAAAACGTGCAAGGCATGCCCCTACAGGGGTGAGTGCTGGGGAGAAACCGATGACAAGACAGATCAACCGAAGCCAGTCGCCGTCCGAAAGGCACCAGTTGCCCGACGACGAAAGGCTCTTCGCCCGTCCTAACTTTGACATTCCAGAGTTGGACGGTAGCGATTTGACGATGGTGGCCGACTCCACTCTTATGGAGATGTTCAGCAAGGCCGTGGCATGGCAGAACTTTGCCGACACGATTGCTACTGAGGCTGAAATCAAGGAGGCGGATTTCGCCGCCCGTGTAGAGCAGGCTGAATCTTCTGCTGTCCTTTGGGCATGGACCAACGCTTCTACGACCGTCGGTCCCCGTGGTGGGGTGAAGTCGGAATTCACCGCCACCGTTGCAAAGGCGCAGCGTGATACGGACCCTGAGGTAGGGTTGTTGCGTGAGCAGTTTCGTCTCGCCAAAGCCGCACGTAAGCGCGCACAGACAGTACGTGACAACAGTGAGCGGTTGGCTAACCTTCTGTCCAGAGAACTGTCTCGCCGTATCGGGCGGGACGGTGTTCAGCAACGAGCAGGACGGTTCGGAACGTGACACGTGATGTCAAGTGCAAGCAGTGCGGGTCCCGTATGTGGGATGACGAGGATGAAAAGTTGTACTGCCCATCGTGTGGATGGGAAAATGGAACACCAGTAGAGGACGATGATGGCGAACAGGATGAAGTCCCTTGGGACGCAACATGAATCCGCTATTCGTGATTGGCTAAGAGAACATGGGTGGCCGTTCGCTGATCGGCGCACTCAGAACGGGGCCAACGACCTTGGTGACCTGCGGTTGAGTGAACGCATCCCCTTTGTGGTGGAAGCCAAGACCGCTAAGTCCACTACTGAGCGAGCCTCCCTCGGCACCTTCGTGAAGGAACTGATGGCCGAGGTACGTAACGACCACGCTGAGGCAGGCGCTGTCATCTTCAAGAAGCAGGGAACCACTGATGTGGGCGAGTACTACGCCATCATGCCGGTGAAGTACCTCAACGTCCTTCTGGAGAAGGCATACGGCGAACGGGTAGAGGAACCTCTGGTTGTCAGGCGTGTCGTCGGCAGGAGAACGATCTCGCAAACCATCCCCCCTACTTCATAGCCTGCTATCGTCTTCCTGTATCGGCATATCGGTCGGAGGAAATATGCAGGGCACCGTTGGTATCACAAAGGAAGAGTTCCTGATGAGGGTGAGCGGAAGCAGCCCTGTTCAGGCTGTTGCCAACTCCATTGTCAAGTGCATCTTTGAGTCCAGTCACTTCCCCGTCATCCGTGCTATCGGTGCCGGGGCCGTTGCCCAGACCTGCAAAGCCATTGCCGTCGCTCGGGGTATTGTTGCTCCTAAGGGCATGGACCTTGCCTGCGTCATCGGGTTCGACACGATCCGAGGTGACCAAGGAGAGGACATCAGCGCACAGATTTTCTACCTGTTTGCACGCTGATGATTTATAGGGCCAAGGTGGTGCAGGGCTATGCCGATGGCTCCTGTCGTGCTGTCGTCCCCCAGATGTATGGGGAAACTGTCATCACCATTACCCGATTCGCTGGGTCTACGTACCCTGCTGTCCCTACTATGGGATGGGTGTCGTTTGAAGGTGGAGAGGCTTCTTTCCCTGTGTGGCTAGGGCCAGATGCGGTGATTGCCTCTGGTCCTGTTGGGTATGGGGCATTCTCCGACTACACAAACCAGACCACAACCGCCAACACCGCCAAGGCCATGACGTTCAACACAACGGACGAAGCCAGTGGCGTCAGCATTGTTGGTGGATCGCGCATCACGTTCGCCTATGCGGGCACCTACAACTTGCAATGGAGCGGCCAGTTTGCGAACACCGCCGTTGCGGATGCTGATGTGTCTGTGTGGCTCCGCAAGAACAATGTTGATGTTGTTGGTTCTACCGGGTTTGTTTCATTGCCGAAAAACCCCGGCACAGCAGCGCATGTGTTGCCGTCATGGAACTTTGTGTTCACCGTCGCCGCCAATGACTATTACGAACTGTGGTGGTCAACAACGAACGCGAACGTCAGCATTCAGACATATCCGGCAGGTACTGGCCCGGTTCGTCCGTCTACCGCTTCGCTGGTGCTAACCGTTACCCCAGTAATTCGCTGACGTGAGATAACATGCCCTCATGCCGTGGTCAGCGTCTGATGCCCCTCACAAGGACAAGGATGCAGACACGCCTGCCAAGCAAAGGAAGTGGTGGTGACGCTCAATCCCAACCAGTTCAAGGAACATTTGGCCCTTAGACAGCAACTTGGGGCCATAATCGGCGAAAATCGTCGGTTGTTTCCTCTTCCAGAACATTTGAAAGCCCTGAATGCAAAAAATGGGTCATTGTTTGGTCCGAACCACCCTCACGGTGCCATTCCAGCCGATGATTTGGAGGCCAGAAACGCCAGATTGCGGATGAAAATAGAAAGTACAACGATTTCCAATGGAACAGCGGGCGATCAAGGTAGCCAATAAGGTGGTGACGTAATGGCACAGTCTTTCAACCAGTGGCAGGGTCGTGATTACCCCGCAGGTCAGGCACCTTTCCGCGCAGCGGAGACGATGGGTCCTCAGCCTGTGGCCCACGGTGATCTGGATGCTCTCCGTATGTCGTGGCGACGTACTCCCGAAGCGACGTATCCCGATGGATACCTTGGAACGATCAACACCCGTCGGCAGGATCGCCTGCTGGATGGCCTGAAGCAGCGTCAGTCAAACCGCCCTTACACCCGTGGTATCCACAAAGGCGAGCGAGTTGATGGTCGGGATTATTTCTGGCCCCCCGAGTTCAACCAGTGGACCGGACTTCAGACTCAAGATGCTGGGATTCGGTTTGCCCCTCCCGGTGTAGGGATGGAACTTCAGTACGAGCGGTATCCAACCGACCGAAAGGTTGGTCCCAAGCGTGTGCCCGTGGGAGGTCAATCCGACGGCACCGTGCAGTGGGGTCCCCGTCAGCAGCCCGACCGAGTCGGTGTTCTTCGACATCTGGCCCCCGGTTGGAGTAGCGGTCGTCGTGGTAATCCCGGTATGGCTGTTCCGTACGTTCCGGTCGGTGCGGGCGGCGGCTGATTCACCACTAATCCACTATGTTGATATACGATTATCGGCGTGCTGTTGTTCGTTGACACCACTCTCGCTGACGGTGGTACCCTCATCATCCTCGGAGCCTTTACACTGATAGGAACACTGTTCGCTAGTTACATGGCGTACTTGTCCTCTAAGAATGCCAAAGGCGCTCGTAAAGAAGCAGCAGAAGCAAACGATGCTGTAAACCACCGGAAAGCAGACCAGCCAAGACTGTTCGACGTGGTTCATACAATGCAGAGTCAAATCAGCGCCATGGACCGCAGGTTTGACAGGTACATGGACTCTGCTGCCGACAAGCATGAGGAAGTCATGAACTACATTCGTGATGTAGATCGAAAGATCACCCATCGTTTCCATCCTGCTAGTGATGAATGAGGAGAATCATGTTGATCCAGAAACTGTTTGCTGGTGACGGAGGTGCAGCCGTTCGTGCCCTGTTCCGTGCGCTCATCGTGCTGCTCACGGCCTTCATCCTCAGTCTCACCCCAGAGCAGGTCGGTGCCATTCAGTTGGTGGCCGAAGCGGTGATCGCCCTGCTGGTGCGGCTGGTCCCGAACCCTCCGACCGACTGATGCGCGGTACTCGCCGCCTTGCCTACTACCACGGCACCTCTCTTCCCAATGCCATGTCGGTCATGCAGGAGGGATTCAGCACTGATACCCCGGAATCAAACGGCAGGACGTGGGGTCCCGGTGTGTACTTGGGGAACACCGACGCCATGGCACGTGGTTATGGGGATCATGTAGTTGAAGCGGAGGTCGATGATTGGGTTCACGACTTCTTGGCGCGTGAGCCTCAGCAAGAGCATTACGCCGGGGACCCTCGGGCTACCCAGCCTTCTCCGTGGGGTGACCCGCCTATGGAACTGGAAGAAGTACTCAAGCGGGAAGGGTTTGAGGGAGTTCAGCACCGAACTGGCGAGGGGCGGGACCTAGAGACAGTGGTCTTTGACCCTAAGAGGGTCAAGCCCGTTGCTATCCAAGGTCCTTCCTTTACATGAAGGACCCGCAGCGTAACGTGGACTACCGAGGCTCCCACCAGCCTGACACGACGGATGACTCGCCCCGGTTCCATGAACTGGACAAGGCGATGCCTAACTTTTACCAGCGGCCCCATGACTACGTGTGGCATCTGGATGACGAGGATCATTCGATCACCAAGCACCTCCACCCCGATCAACTGGGTGGGGCTATGCAGGCTGTTCAGCAGGCTTTGCGGGCAAGGGGGAACCCCGATGCACGGGTGATGCTGTACCGGGCTGTCCCCAAGGGCGTGACCGAGATCAACTCGGGCGATTGGGTCACCACGTCCCACCACTACGCCCGACAGCACGCTGCCTTGGACGATGACCCTCGGAACGACATGGATGTTCTGGCCAAGCAGGTGCGTGCGAACGAGATTACCTTTGGGGGTAACGACGCTTACGAGTTCGGATACGTCGGTTCCACAGTGAACGGGAGACGGCTCCCTCGTTCCCGCCGCCAGTCCCGCTGACGGTGTAACATCAAGCCATGGCCTATCGCATCGCACGTGAGGACTGGCAATCGCTAGACCCTATTGCTTCTGGTTCAACTGCGGGCGGGCCGAATGTGTACGACGATGGCGTGCGTACCGTCCCGTGGTACCCACGCCCCGGTCAGTCCAAGGAGCAGTACATCGTCAGCGAAGCCATGCGCCTCATGACTGTTCCTTCCGACCAGATTCGCAAGATTCGGCCGGTGACTGAGCGACCACCGATGCCCACCGATGGTTACGTGCGTGAGCCATTGACCATCGAAGAGATTCTGAACGTGAACCGGTGGGCACCGCAGGTTCGTTCGTGGATCAGTGGCGTTCCTCTCAAGCCCCGCAAGTCCGATGTTCAGGAGAACATGTTCTCCGGTACTGCACGTAACATCGGTATGACCGCAAACCCGGCTTTGTGATGGGCGCTTATCAGACAAACGATGGGCAACTGGCGGGAAAGGTCTATCGGTCGCAACAGCCTGACGCTTCGCCTCGCCGTTCTTACTCATTGAAATCTGGACGCCTCGGTGGAGAGATTCGATTCTCTGCACCTCATGACACCGTTCCGTGGTATCACGGGACATCTGACGCAGCGGCTACCTCTATCGTCAAGTCGCAAAGGTTGGCGGGCAGTGGGGATTACGGAGACGGCGGGTATTTGACATCAGATTGGGAGTGGGCGCGTGACCATACCTTCAACGATGAGCGCGCCCATCGCAACGACCCCCACGACATGTACTTGTTCCCCGGAATGGTGCAGGCAAATCTTCGCCCCAAACGTCCGTATTACGGGGGTGGGGAACGTGAAGACGTAGAAAATCTCCTCAAGTCCCAAGGAAATGACGTGTGGTTTCCTCACGGCAGGACGCCTTCTCGCCCCGGTGATCTTGCCGTCCTCCTAGACAGCAATTCCTCCGGTGCGGCCAAGTTCACGAAAGAAAAATTGTCCAGTTGGGATTTCCCCGACTTTATTGGCGAGTGAGGCGACGATGATCTTTGGACGACGCAAGAAGTTTGAGCAGTTGGAACTACTGGACCCCCGTGAAGGCACGGGCATGTCCGATGACCCGACCAATGGTCCGATTCGGCGTGGACATATTGCCCGAATGATGGGTGTCGGGTCGCTGGACGACCTCACTGACAAGAAGGACATCCAAGTTGGCAGAACTCTGGACCAGAGCAATGTCCCGCTTCAACATATTGCCGATGTTGCTAACTCACATATCGGGTTGCGTTACGACAGGAGTCTCCCGCCCGGAGTCGGCGGTCAATACCGGCCCATGCCCCAGTTCCCTTCCGCTGCGCGTCTAGCGGGACTAGATACTACGGGAATGTCCATCGGTTCCGTTTCCCCCACCGTCGTAACCCATGAGTTCGGTCATGCTCTCCATGACGCGACCGTGCGCCGGTTCTCTCCCCATGGTTGGAGGGATTCTCCGCAGTTCAAGACCCCAGTGAAATTTTTCGGCGAAAGTGAACCCCAACCTGTACCCACCTTTGTAGAGGGCACAGCCGTCGGGTACAGCACAAAGTTCTCTGGTAAGAAAGACCGGGGGTACAGGAGAGTCATGAAGAAGGCAGGACCGGAACATAATTCTCGGTTCCTGCAAGCCCATGACTTTGTGACGGAGTCAGGGACTGTTCCCTTTACGTACAGAGACTTGCCCCGCCCGCAGACAGAGTCGGGTGATTCGGACGGGGAACAACTGTCGTTGGGATTCTGATGGACCGTCAGCGCAGCGATCGGCGGGTTGCTCAAGTCTTACATCACTGCTCATAGCAGGGTACCAGCGTACAATCGGCCTATGTTTGAGGGAAGAGCAGCGGCCATGGCCGTGGGTCGGCGGGACAACCGGGGGGCTGCTGGTCATCTGATGTCCCTTCAGTCCATGTTTCCTGACTGGTCTGACCGTATGAGTCAGCAGAGCGCAGTCTCGTTTCTGTCGAAACAGCCCTCCTGAAAAATTCCCCACAAGTACCCAAAACTTTGAAGGTCGTGCCCTTATGAAAGAGCCGCAGCGAGGCCGCATGCCGGGGATCACCCCCAGAGAAGAAGCAGAAATCGCTGGTAGCGCCATGGGCGGCCACATCTGGGACCAGATGGAGCAGGTCATGGGAGGCCCGGGTGCCCTCCGACAGGCATATGCCACTGAAGCATGGGCGGATGCCCATAAGGGTTGGCAAGGGCATGAGTTCGATGAAAGCGAAGACTTTCCTGTAGTTCGCATCGCTGGCTCTGGTGGTTGGGAAGGGCGGTATCCGGTTGGAGGCCCATACCTCACTATCCAGCGTGAAGGTCAGCCAGTAGAGGCCCTGCACATGCAGGATGAAGACCGGCACCCGGAGGGCGTAAAGCGCCGACTTCATGACTGGATCAACGAATCAAGTCAGGACTACCTGTGAGCATCGACTCTATTGGTACGCAACTGTGATCTATCCTGACCAACTTCTGCTTGAAGTGGTACCCTTCTAACGGAGGTATCACTATGGCCGTCAACCAGACCCGATCCATGTCCGTCGAGTTCAGTCAGGGCACTATCGACTCGTCCTACATGAGCATCATCCCTGACCGGGGTGGTGTCCTCGGCAACGTCCCGACGGAGCGCATGTCGTGGCCGATCTTTGCTCAGGTGGAGCAGCATCGTGACCCGAAGTTTGCTACCGATTGCTCCTGCCACGCAGGCAAGTACGTGGAGCATTACAAGCGATGAAGCCTTCTCGTCGTGTTCAGAACACGGCATGGACGCCATTTCAAACGCCCTCGCAGGCTCACTTCGCCAACCGTACCGGCGGTTACAGCCCCGGTACGGACCCTCATGAGGCTGTAGGCCGAAAGGTAGCCCAACGCCTCCTTCAGTATGGTTGGAACGAGAATCGCGCCCTTCGTGCTGACCCGTTGACTCGCCGCATGCATATGCAGCAGGTCGCAGACCTTAGAGTGCTGGACGACCCAGAACTCAGCGACCAAGTGTGGAACTACGCTACGCGCGTCCTCGGTCAACGTGAGACGCGCACTGAGCGTTTCGACAACGACTTCCACGACTAATCGTCCTACTCATCGGAGAATCAAATGCCCCGGCTGGTCACTTGCCATCATTGTCACATCCTTGTACGTATGCCAGACCCGCCTCACGGCGTACAGATGGTTCCTGCCCGTGTTCAATGGGAGAACGGACAAGACTTTGTATTCCGTGACGACACCGGGCTTCCGGTGATGGTCCCGGCATACGACCCGGTGCTGGAAGACTTCACTGAGAAGCACCGCCACCACTACGACGACAACCAACTCGGTTTCTCGGGTGTCATCCAAGTGATGGCCGTTGACCAGCGCACTTGGGATTCAGTCGACATTGTCACCAAGATCAAGGACCAGTTGCAGAAGCAGACCGGCCAGTTCTATCAAGAGTCGGATGAGTACAAGGCTGCTGCGCTCAAGTGCTACAACGACCACGGTAACCCTGATACGACCACCGGATGCCGTGACTACATGTCTGACAACAAGCGCATCGGTCCTGCTCAGTACGATGCTGGTGACGGTCAGGTAGTGCGGGTCCCCAATAAGTTCCGGCAGTACTTGTGCTACATCTGTCCCTTCCAGCAGACCTACGTCAACGTGGAACTGCGCCGCCGTAAGGGCATGTACAAGGACAACCAGCCCGGGAACATCTACAAGCGCAGGGCGTGAACTAGTCTTTCGGTGGAGGTATGGCTATGGCCGTAGAGCAGATCATTTCTAGCGATGCTTGGCTGCTCACGCAGGAGCCGCTTGAAACGACCTTTGCTGAATACCACTCCACTCTCCCCCACCCCTTCAGCCTTACAGGGGCTGTTGACCATGTGAGCGGCAATGGGGCAGCGGGTATTTACATTGCGTCAGCAGAATCTGTCGGAGTCAGAACATTCTCCGCCTTGGTCATCGACCAGTCTGGGACTGTGTCCATCATCCAAGGGACAATGGTTGACGACAACGGTTCTTTCTCCTTGGTGTCGGCCACTGAAGTGAGTGTCACTAACGGTGGTATGGGGCTGTTCCCCAACTACATGTCGTACACCGGCACAGAATGGGGCTACACGCACAGCGGGGGACAAGGAGTTGCTACCGATATTTCGGTGGCATCACCTGAAATCGGCGGGATCATCTTGTTCCGAAAGCCGGGAGTTTCTGCTGATCTGTTGACGCTGGCTCAGATCAACACTCCTAGGGTGCTTTCGGGGAATATCAACTTCCCTAACCAAGGTTTGACGACCCTTACGGCCACGTCTGTGGGTGACTCGAGTTCCCCGTCCGGTTTGGCGGTAGTCCAGTACCCGATGATCCACGGCATTGTTGGGGCACCGTTCGGCGCACTGGATGTAGACATCGGTAAGAGTGTCCCGTGGACTTCCAACTTTGTGAACGACCTGTTCATTACCGACACGAACAGTGGGGACTGTCGGTACTGGATAACGGAATGGGTCAAGCGGAACCAAACCACAAAGTTCCTTTCACTCGGCGTTGACTATTTCTCGGACCCTGTGGGGTGGCGTCAGGCACAGTTTGCCGCTGCCGATGCCGCTTGGAACTATTCCAACGATGACTGGGTGCTTTTCATCGACTCCACAGAGGGTCTGAGTTGCGACACCAGAACTCCACCAAACGACGTGGAAATCGACCCGTTCAAGTCGTACATCCAGACAGAGATTGCTCGCGCAGAAACACTGGGACTGACGTCAATCAGTATTCCGTTCTTTGCCTACGTGCGGGATGCCGACATCCCTGACCCCCGAAGGTTCTTGGAACTTGCTGACCCCTCCGATGTGCAGGACTGGCTCCAACAAAGCGGCAGCAACTTGTCCGTTGACTCGGTCAATATCTCCGTAATCGAAGCCATAACGCCGTACTACTACCAGCAGCAGGACGTGTCGAAGCGTGGTTTGGCCCGCCTTATCAAGGTATCGGCGCTCCGGTCGGGGTTCAATTGGGCTGCTATCGACACACTTTCAGTTCCCAACGACGGTGTGGGCATCCAGATCATCTCGTATGCCTACGCCAGTTGGGTAAACCCGGCTACCGGGGAGAATGACGGGCTGAAGATGCGGGCCAAGATCAGCAGCGTTCGGTCATTGGCGGGTATGCCTTCGGGGGGAGGAGGGGTTACCGGCACAGCGGGGCCGTACACCGTGGCGCAAGATGGGGTCCTTACCAGAGTGGTGCCCAGTTCCACGCAGACTCAGCCGATTCTGACTCCGCTTTACCCGACTTTGTTCCGTTCCAATCTCCGGTTTGGCACGTGGTATCCGCCGGGAGTGTCCGCCCCAGACCCCATCAAACCCCCGTATGCCTTCTCTTTCCCGCCACCCGCTGGTCGAGGGGAAGCAATGCCCGCCTTTGCACAGGTGAACAACGGGGAAGACTTGCTGTTTGCGGGTGCCCCGATTGGTGCAGGAACTGCGTACAGTGCGTCCGTAAACCTTGACTACAGCCCGGCCTCTTCTTCCGCACTGCTCTGGATTGATGCCCAGCGTTCGTCGGTTTCCTCGGGCGCACTCACCAACTTGGGCACCGCAGGTTCTGCCTACAACGCCCGATTCGGCAGCACGACTGGCGTCGATTCGTTCGATCCGGCGCTGCTAGCGCATACGGGCACCAACTATCTGTACCTGCCGGGTGTGGCGAACAACGGCGCGTCGGTGTTGAACCGAGCCGCCTACATCCCGGCATCCAGTCTCCAGATTGATTGGGATTTCACCCCGTACGACCTTTCTGTCGCAGAACAGTCACTTGTCACATTGTTTGGCATTGCCAGCAACCGTGGATGGCGTCTGTCGCTTGGCACGTCATCGTTGGCGTTGCTGTGGTCAACAGATGGTGGCGACGTAAATGTCGGTTCACAAAGCGTGAACTTCACCACGATGGGTATCGCTACCGGAGTTCGGACGAGGGGAAGAGTTATTCTTCGGTTCAACAACGGAAGTGGCAACTACGACGTGCGGTGGTACACAGTCAATAGTTTGGGAACAGCCACCCTTGTTGAGACAGACACGGGTGTTGGAACCACCTCCATTTTTTCGTCTACTCAGAATCTTGAAATCGGCACTCGTACAGGGTTGGGAGTCCCGATCAACGCTGCGATATACAAGACATCGGTCACCGTTGACGGCGTTCTGCAACTGGACGCAGACTTCACGACCGGCATCACCAGCGGGGCACAGACGACGTTCACGGAGTCGTCAGCGAACGCCGCCACGGTCACAATCAACCGGGCCACGTCGGGCCGTAAGTCAGTAGCCGTTGTCCGACCGATCTTGCTGTTCGGCACCGACGACTACATGGAAGTCGTGTATGACCCTGAAAATGCATACGTTAGGACCCTTTCGGCAGTCGGCGCTGTGCAAAGCCCGTATGCCTCTTATGTGACTGGTACGGCCACGGCTGGAACTACCACTACGTTGACCGACACGACAAAGGCGTGGACCGTCAACGGTTATCAGAACAGGGTTGTACGTATTACTAGTGGCACGGGTGTCGGTCAGGTGCGGAACATTGCTTCAAATACGGCGACGGCGCTGACCGTCAGCACTGCTTGGACCACCACTCCAGACGCAACTTCAGCGTACGTAATCGAAACCAAGGGCAACGTATCTGGAGATATTGAGATTGTCATCCGTTGCTCACTTGATCAATGGATTAGCGGCTCTAACCAGCCTTTGGTTGTAAAGCGAGCAACCGGCCAGTGGTCGTACTACCTGTTTGTAGGTGCTACAGGGAACCTCAACTTCTATTTCACTCTTGACGGTTCCACATCAGTACCACTTTCCTCAGGAGTTCTACCGTTCACGGACGGTGTTACTTACTGGATTCGAGTGCGTCGCGCCGCCACCGGGTCTTGGACAATGGAGTACGCTGCCGACACCGGAACAAACACCACCGAACCGGGAACTTGGACTGCGGTTCCCTCGGGGTCTGGAACCGGTACTTCTGGAACCATGTGGCAGGGAACTGCCGACGTTGGAATCGGTGGGAGTAGCACTATTTCCTACAGCACTGGAAAGTTTTACGGTGCCCGTGTTCGGGAAGGGTACAGCGGTACCAACTACGTCTTCTGGGACGCCGCAGGCCATGACAACAGCGGCGAAAGTTACATTGATGGGACAGCCAGATCGTATTGGACTGTTGGAACTGGTCTGTCCGTCGTCAACGCCAATAAGTTGAACTTTGGGGCGACGGATTCATTCTCGCTCGTCGTCGTGCTGCGCCAGTGGGGTACACAGCCATCATTTGGACGTATCCTTGACAAACTGTCTGGAGTTGCTGGTGGTAGCGGTGTAACCGGCTATGCACTGTTGAACTACAACGCAAACGGTAAAACCTATTTCACAGTAGGCGCTCCAAGTACTACGGTACCGACCGGGACGAATACGGCTGGCTCCGCCACTACCTTTGCAATGGGCGACTTGAAGGTTATTACGGGAGTAAGGGACGTATCGCTTGACCGATTGTCTCATTACTACAGCAATACTCTGGGCGGTGGCCCGATCACAGATTCCTCGGTGGGCGCTATTTCTAACTCTGCCACTGTCAAGATTGGCGGCACTAGTGGTGCATACGATGACCTTGAAGTGGTAGCCGTAGCGATTTGGCAGAAATCCTTGTCGACTACTGACATAGCAAACCTTGTTACTTACTTTGGGGCAGTGTGAACCCGCTCGCCATCATCTCCTTGGAAGGTGTATTGGTGGAGGGGTCTGACCTCAAAGCCTCGCCGCCCACGAAGACTGGACGGATTCTCTATGAATCCCTCCGGTCCCAGTTCCAGTTACTCATTCTCTCCACGGACCCAAGTCCTGCGCTCGCTAGGGAATGGCTCAAACGGGAGCATTACACCGGTTACGGGTCCGTGTTCTCTCGGCCCGACACCACCATCTTGTCGCCGGTCGACTGGAAGGTCAGCAAGATTCGGGAAATGCAGTCCGAAGGTTGGCCGGTCATGCTCTACATGGACAGTGACCCTGCTGCTATTCGTGCCGCCTTCTTGGAAGGTGTACCCACTGCCCTCATTGCTACCCCACGATTCGGTCGTCCTGAATGGCGTCCTGATGCTGACCGGGGTATCAAACCTTGGAATGCGCTAGTTGATACACTTGAACAAGAGCAACTTCTCAAAGCACCGGAGGTATGAGTCATGGCGTTTGCGTTTATTGCCCCTCTCGTTGGGGCTGGTGCTGCTGCGGCTGGTTCTGCTGCCGCCGGTGCTGCTGCGGCTGGTGCTGCTGAAGCCGGTGTGGCTGCCGCCGGTGCTGCTGCGGCTGGTGCTGCTGAAGCCGGTGCTGCTGCGGCTGGTGCTGCTGAAGCCGGTGCTGCTGCGGCTGGTGCTGCTGAAGCCGGTGCTGCCGCCGGTACTGAGGCCGCTGGTTCCGCCGTTGAGGCTGCTGGTTCCGCCGCTGAGACTGCTGGTTCTTCCGGTGGTTCTTCCGGTGCCGCTAGCCGTAACAGCAGTATGCAGAAGGGTGCAAGTGAGAACCACCCTGCTCCATACCAAGGGTATGCCGCAGGAATGGGCGTTAGGGGCGACTCAGTACTATGAGACTCGGAAGTTTCTTGAGCGGCATGAACAGCAGCGGACTAACTCGCCAACGAACCGCCAGTCTTGCGGGTCAAGCCGTCGGCGGCGCTATTGGCGGGTTCATCGCCGGGCCAGTAGGAGCGCAAGTAGGAGCGCAAATCGGCAATGCAGCGGGTAACCACGCTGGAACGAGTTCCCCCTCCAACTGGAAAGTCACTGTTTCTCCCCCCAACAAAGGGGCTGCGTATGGCGTCGGCGTCGATGACGTTCCATACGGCGCTACGGTTATCCAGATGACTCGCGGTTCGGGATGGGGTACTTCTCGTCCTAACCAGCAGCAGCCGTTCACGGGCCAGCCGCAGGTCCCCGGCCAGAACCCTAACCCCACCGGTCAGAACCCTAACCCCACACCGCTTATTGATCGCGCTATAGGTAATGGCGGGGAGCCTCCTACGTCGTTGGTTGATGGGACAGGTACGGGCGGTGCTGCTGCCCCCATCTTTGGCCCCGAAGAACAAGGGGAGGTAGGGGACCCTTCGTCCTACTACCTACCCCCTTCGGGAGGTATGGGCGGCAAGGCCCAAACCGTGCTGTCTTCCCAGTTTCAGTAATGATCGGACAACTCAATGTTGCTGTACTTCGCCGGGGCAGAATCCCCGTCGCATCTCAATACTCTTCGGTCAGAAGGTGTGCTGAGAGTCGCTGTAAACGTAACCGCCCTTTCTAGGCGAGTAAAAGACCTCAGCGACTGGGCAACAGAGGAACGACTCGGCGGCTTGGACTGGGTTCTCTACGCTGACTCACCCGAAACCCCGTGGGAAGATGCATTGCTGGTACTGAACAGCGCAATGCAGAATGGCGTCCCTCCTGAGGCCGTTATCGGCCCTGCGGCGTGGGGCAGTGATACATGGCTCGGTGATTCGGACCTGTTCTTCTCCCCAACATGGGATGGCGTAGACAACGGCGCTCTGAGAGAGTGCTTGGAACGATATAACTCGGTGTTTCTTCCCGACTCGGTGGTGGAGAATGCCCAAGCCTGCCGCACGGCCCAAGCGGCTGTCGGCAACGGTCAGGTTCTCGGTGCCCTCACCGGCAGGTCGAAAGGTCTGGAGAACTACACCGTTGTAATTTCACCAGCGTGGTGGGCTGTACAAAAGCACGGTGAAACGCAGGTATGGGACCACGGGAAGTTCTTCCGCTACAACAGCAAGGACAAACTTGCCAAGCGACAGCAGCACAGGTCGGCCATCGAATTGCTCGGAGTCGACTTCGACGCTGTCCTTGCGGATGATGCCGCCGCTCTGGCTCGGTTGGCGATCCGGTCGTGGGTCATGTTGGAACGTGAAACACCCGCCCGCAAGGCCGTTCCGATTGCCCCTACCGAAGAGGTAGAAGTAGGTAATCCTCAGTTCAGCAAACCTCTGGAAGATGGATCGGGAGTCCGCCGACTTGACAGTGACCGCATCTCAGGGCGGCACGCTGTGTTACCAGTTATCGGCTTGGAACTAGCCCAAGTTGAGTCCAAAGACATGGACGGAACGGTGTCCACAACAGAGGTTGAAACCCTCGCTGTAACGCAGGAATCGCTGCGCCGTTGTGACACCTGCTCCTTCTCCTTGCAGTGCCCTTCCTACGAGGCAGGGGCTAAGTGCGCTTACCACATTCCGGTCATCATCCGGTCCAAAGATCAGTTGCAAGGTGTGCTGCGGGCCATGGTCGAAGTGCAGACCCAAAGGGTGCTTATGCAGCGGTTTGGTGAGGAAATCACGGGAACTCCTGATCCTGACGTGGGCCGTGAAATGGACCGCCTCTTCAACATGGTGGAGAAGTGGAAGGACATCGAAGACAACCGCGACACCTTGGAGGTGAGCGTGAAAGCCAAGGGTCAGATGGGCATGTTGAGCCGCCTGTTCGGCTCCAAAGTTGGGTCCAACGCCATGGTTCTGGACAGCCCCATTCCCTCCGATACGGTCATGGGGAAGATGACCAGTGACGACTGATGAGATACCGGTAGAAGTAAGCAAGTATCACAACTCCGGTATGGAAACACAGTCACGCCTCAAAGGGGCCTATCGGACGCAGTGGGGCAACGCTTGGTACAGCAAGATTCGTGTGAACGGGAAGTACAAGTACCTTGGCACCTTCGCTTCGGAGCAGGAGGCCCACGATGCGTACGTCAGGGCCAGAACCGCTGTACTGTTGTGACATGAGGTTCGACCTTCGTCGGAACATCGTGCAGCAACCCGTGCCGCTGGACTACGCCCGCTGGCCGAAGGAACAGATGACCCGTTACGCCGTGGTCGATCACTCGGCCCCGCTCCCCAATCGTTTGGAACGACCGGACGGCTCGGTGGTGGGTGACACCTACTTCACGGAGACTCGCGAACTCGTTCGGCGTGGGGCCAGCGGCCAGATGTTGAAAAAGCCCCGCATCAACGTGACCCCCGGCGCAGAGCCGGGGACCGTGTCCTTCGCTGACACCCACCCGTGGGGCGACGACGGCACCTACATTGACTACATGAAAACCCGGGCCGATCAGCGGAGCCTAGGGCATGCCGGGGCGTTGGTCGACCACATCGCCCAGCAGTACCCCGGTGCCATTCACTTCGGCAGGGTCATGTCGCCTTCGGTGTGGAAAATGATGGAGGGCTTAGAGGCACAGGGCCGACAGGTTCACGGGCACCGGGACTTCTAGAGATTTTCCACTTCGCCCCAATGTCCAACAACGAAATGCCCTGTCCCCTCGGATTTGTCCAACCATTCGTCAAGGCAGTCGTGGAGGAACTTGCGATAATCGTCCGTCAAGGGCTTGTCAGGTTGGCGAGTGTCACAGTTCCAGCAGATGTCAGAGTGAATACCACCCTCGTATTGGATTTCAGCACAGAACCTCACTTCTTTGCTGCCCTTTCCATCTGGGGAAATGGTGCGCCGCCGCACCAGTTTGTTTGAGTTCTTCCAGCATACCCGTGTACCTGCTCATCGCCACTCTTCTGGGTGACACGAAGGGCAGGGGTAGTTGTCGCGATACGACACCACGCCACTCTCCTCTTGGAACATGCATCGGCCATCATGGTCCACAGGAAGCGTTACGTAGCGGCGGTCGCCGCACATGTTGCAGGGGATTCGACGGAAGGTGGTAGCCACAAGGCGAGCGTAGTTCTTTCTGATCACGTTGTGATACCTCTTTGTTCGCCGGGGTCATAGACCCGTACCAGTTCAACCATGTCAGGGTCCACGATGATTTCGTGTTCCCCTCGGGAGAGGAAGTTGGCGACCACCTCACTCTTGTCTACGGTGGCCACCGTGACTAGTGGGGTCGACTCTTCCAACATGGCGAACCGGCGTGCGAACCATACGGCGGTCTTCTCGTCGGTAGTCCACGACCAGCCGTCGTCCCGGTCGAATGTGTGCCCTTGGTAGACGGTGAACCGGTCTGGCATCGCAGCCAGCGCCTCACGTTCGTCCTCGGACATGATGAACTGCTTGGAACCTCGGGAGGCCGTAAGCAGGGTTTCCCACAGCACAGGGTTCTGTCGGATGTTCTCGGAGTCTCGCCATATGTCAGCAAGGATTTCCCAATACTCGGCATCGGGAATATCGGCCTGCACGGCAACGAAAGCGTTGACCCGATGCGGACGTTCGTGGAGCATGACGTACATCATCCAGTCATGGTTGTCCTTGGAACGCTGTACTACCGAAACCTTCTGCCGAAGTTGTTCGTTGTATCTCTTGTTCAGTTGAAATATGTACGGAACGGCGTACACCAAGGGGTGCCGAATGATGGGAAACTTGTCGCCATCTTCCAGATACTCGGCCAGTTCGGCGTCAAGTTCCTCGGGGTTGTCCACCATGTCGATGAGTTCCCTCAGTTGCGGGTGCAGGTCATCAGCCACGAATAGCCCCCCTTACCGGTCGCTTGGAAGGTGTAACCGGCGTATGGGTGTTCTCTTCCACCTCTTGGCAAACGGGGTCAAAGGCCGGATTTATGTCGGTGCGACGGAACACGATGTACCCGAACGGGTCTGATTGTTCCCTCGGCTCATGGCGAAGCACAATCTTGACCTTACGGGCGGTGGCCCGGGTGCGGATGATGCGCTCCATCATCAGCGGATGGGTCTTGAAGTCAGCGCCCTGTTCGATGCGCCAGATGGACCCATCGAACCACTCATCCCACGGGTACATCATGCGGTCCTGAGCGTTGGATATGGTGGATGAGTTGGTGAAGTCGTAGGTTGCCAATCGTTCGGCCATGTCAGTTGAAACCAATCGCGAAGAGGGGAAGGTAGAGGAGTACTGGTCCCCAGAAGAAGACCAGCCAAAGCACGATTTCGCTTTGCTGAGAATGTTTCATCACCCAATACCCGACTTTGGAAGGGGCAATGTGTTCTCGGTTGGCGACCAGCGCACGGGAACCCACAACGGCTAGGAACGAGCCAGTCCAGCCGATGAAAGCCAGCACCAACAGCAGGGGGAAAGTGAGAGGCGTGTCGGCGGTGCCTGCAATCACGGCGACCAATCCGCTGACGGCGTAGAACGCCTGTATGACCACGATGGCTACCCACAGCAGCCACAACAGGGTCACCGTTCCGGCCTCCCTGACCGAATCCATCGTGGATGGCTGCGGCTGCGGTTGGCCCGGAGGTGCCCAGCCCTGTCGCTGTGTGGCTTGGATGCCCTTCTTCACGGCCATGCCGTAAAGGAAACCGCTGCCAACCTTCCCAGCGTTCCACCCCCACGGCAAGCCATTGCTGGTCGTCTTGGAACTTCCTGACGGTCGGCCGCTCACGCCATTTCCTCCCCCACCATGGAGGTGATGACGTTGTCGACCATCCACGGAGCGATGCTGCTGACGATGTCGAAGTAAGCCTCTGCCGTACCCTTGTCATCTGCCTTGAAGGTGATCGTGATTTCGTATTCCATTGTGTGTCCTTCGATGTGTAGTCCGATGTTGTAACAATACATAGTTGCAAATGTCGTTGCAACCTTTGCGTGAGAAATCTTGGAACTTTGATCCCAGCGACTTGTAACAACTCCACTTGCATAGTGGGGTATCATCGTGGCTATGGCAAGGGGTAAAGACACTTCCCAAGACCCGGCACGCCAGATGCCGCTGAACCTTGTTCGTGGCGGAGCGGTCTGCCACGTCGTGAACAATGATCCAAAGTCTGGCGCTCACATTCTCATGGGGTCTTGGAACCCTGCTGTGTGCATGGGTACACCGAAGAGCAACTCACCGCTTTCTAAGGGCGACGAACGTAGCCGGTGGCGAAACCCATACACCATGGAGCAGGAGATTCACCACATCAACCGACACTCGGTTGCGTGGGCACAGCACCGTGGCCTTCGCAAGAATGGCCTCTAGCCGCACAACTCTTCGTGCGCCTCTAGTTCCTGCTCGGTAAGCAGTTCCTCAGCGCACCACATGCACGTCCAAGCCTTGGAACGCTTTTCATTTCCGGGCTTGCGTACGATGCACTGTTCCTCTTTGTGGGAGAAATAGACCCAGCCCCTGTCGACAATATCTCTGTCAGCCAGCCATTCCAGCACGATGTCCAAGGTCTTCCACGGGATAGCACGGTCGAACATTTGCCCCGGCCCCGCTCCGATGTAGACGTGCCAGTTATTGGTGCTTGGAACCCATACTTGTGGGACACCACCGAATGCCCTGTCAAAGGTTCGCCTTACCGCTTCGTAGTCGGGTGTGCCGTAGTCGACACTGTCCACGTCCAGAATCGGGAGGTGCATGTCGTCGGAAACAGCGGTGGTCTTGGAACTCCAACAGTTTCCCCTGCCGCAAGGGACGAACGTGTAATCCGGGTATGAGGATGCGTAATCGCCCATACGCTTAGGGTCGATCCACAGTTCCCGCCGGGAGGTGTGGTTCCCCCGGGGATACCACATGTCGACAGGGTCCCATGGCATGGTCATCATTCTCCGCAGACCTCTTCGTGCGAGTCTCGCTCGCTGTCTGTTTGGAACGCTTTTCCGCACCACAGGCAAATCGGCTTGGGCAAGGACTCACCACCGATCGTGAGGTTTTTGATCCGCTGGTGTTTGTCAAAGTACTCATCCCTTGTGTAAGGGTTGGCGGTCACCTCCCGCCAAAGAACATTACCGTCACGGTGAGACGGGGACCGCTTCACCCCTAGGGCAAGGTCAATGAGTTCTCTCCACGTGGGACTGTTTCTCTCGGCCTTCTCGTACATCACCATCACCTCGCCCATGCCTTGCAGTTGGTCAAACCGAACGATGTGCTGCACCCTGCTGGCCGTGCCGTACTGCTGTTGGAACGATACGTAGGCCCTCTTGGAACCGATAAATACGACGGTCATTGCTTCGCTTCCTGCTCGGCGGTGTACTGCTCACGTGCTTCGGCCATGCAGCGTGCCCACACGTCGGGGTGCTGGGTGCGGACCCATGCCATTGCCTTGGCCCGGGCACGTGTCTGAATCTTGGTGGCTGAATCTTTGCCCTCGGCCCGGTACCTTCGCATGTACTCGGTGCCGTTGAACTTCAGTTTGTCATTGCTGGTCATCGTGTCCTCCATGGACGGGTTCCGTAAACTCGGTACAGGCGTGCAGCGCACGCCACGTTGGTGGCTGGGTCGAATAGTTGGTCCTTGCTGGTCAGTCCGCAGCGCCGCTGCAACTCGCCCCACAGGGCACCCTTGGTATTGATCTGCAACAGCCCGTAACTGCGGTCCCGGTGCTTCCCGTTGTACGCCGTCGGGTCGCACTTGCTTTCTCGGTACATGATGCGAGCGAAGTATGTGACGGGTAGCCCCTCGGCGGCAAGCAAACCGTGGTATTGGCTGCATAGCCGGGTATGGATGTTTGCTGTTGCATGCCCCACGGGCCCCTCGGCTGGCAGTTCCGGGCGGTCCAGACCCATGCTGTGCCACGTGGCCGGTCCCACGATGCCGTCGGCTCGCAGACCATTGACCATCTGCCAGTGTTCTACAGCCTTCGACGTCTGAGGCCCGTACAGGCCATCGACACCCACGCCGTAGCCGAACGAGCGCAGCACGTACTGCACTTGCGTCACCGCATGACCCTGTGCGCCCACAGACAGCCACACGGGGCCGTAGGAGGGCGCAGGAGCCGTTGGCAAGGATTGTGGTGCCTGTGCGACTGCAAGAGGCGTGAGAGGCGCACAGGCCAGTAGAACGGCCACAAGGGCCGCATGTTTCTTCTTCTTCATTCGTATTCCTCCTGTTCGGCCAGCAGAGTCTGTGTGACGGGCGTCACATCCTGCTGGTACTTGTCGATCTGGATGGCTGCACCACGAATGTGGGCTGCGCCGCTGTTCAGCAGTTCCCTTGCCGTCCACGCCTCACGCGTGTTCAGCAGTTCTTCCTGCTCTAGTGCCGCTTGCAGTTCGTCGGCCATGCTCTGCACCCTGTCGGTGAGAGCATCCAGTTCCGCAAGCATCGTCTGTGTGTCGAATGTCACAATGCCCTCCAAGCATCGTCTGTGTGTCGAATGTCACAACGGCCGGTGGGGGTGTCACACCCCCACCGGCCGTCAGGTCAGGACGCCATCTCAATGATGGCTTCCTCCAGAAGCCGGGCAAGCGGCTTCAGACTGGAAATGGCTTGGTAGCGGTCGAAGCCCATCACGGCCATGGATTCCTCCTTCTTCAGCAGTTTCCCGTCGGCAGCGTTGGGGACGTAGATGGCACCGACAAAGTAGGTGCCCTCGGTTCGGTACTTGTTGAGCCAGTTAGGCATCGTACCGAACTCCCCGTCCGTCATGATGAGGACGATGTGGGCGTCCTTGTCGAACCGCTGGTTCTGCACATCATCCAAGGCAACGTCGGGCGACGTGCCGCCCGTGGCAGAGATGACCGGGACAAACTCGGCGCGGTCCATGCCGTCCCACAGGACGGTCGCTCCGTGGTCCCACAGAACCACGGTGCAGGGGAGGTTCAACTCGTCGCAAGCAGCCTTCATGCCGTAGGCGACGGTCGACAGTTCACGCTTGTACTCGCTCATGCTGCCGCTGTAGTCCAGCAGAACGGACACGGCGAGGTTGCGGCCCGGGGCAATCTCTTCGGCCCACGACCGGAAGAACTCCCGGTCGCCGGGCTGACGGGTCATGTAGCGGCCCACGTTCAGCACACCCCGGGTCTGCCCCTCCTGCCACGTCGGCTGGCGTTCGACGTTGACCTCATGGAAGGACTGGACAATCTCGGAGGCGCACGCCATGGCCTCGCCAATCAAGTTCCCGTCGGTGGTGGGAATCCGCAGGTACGGGTCCAGCATGCTGCCCGTGCTGCCGTCGTACCTTGCCGCATTCCACGCTGCTACGTCCGACTTCACTGCCCCATCGGCGTTGCGAGCCTCTTCGGCAGCGGCCTTCGCCTCTTCGATAGCCTTGGTCAGTGCATCGTGGGTGCCGGTGCCGCTGCTGGAGTACCCGTCGCTGGGGTCGCCATCACTGGCCTCGCCAGCATCGACCATGTGACCGGCGTCACTCCCGGCCCCGTCGCTGGGGTCGCCTTCGCCCTCACCAGCCTCTTCGCCAGCCTCTTCGCCAGCCTCACCGGCCTCGCCAGCGGCATCGTCACCGGCCTTGCTGCTGCTGCTGCCGCTGCCAGCACTGTCACCGCCGTCGTCGTCGTCGTCGTCACCGAACATGTCGTCGTCGTCGTCACCGAACATGTCGTCGTCGTCGTCGTCACCGAACATGTCGTCGTCGTCGTCACCGAACATGTCGTCGTCGTCGTCGTCACCGAACATGTCGT